GTCCGTGAGGAAGACCCTCCAGTCGATCACCCGCCCCCCTATGTGATCGTTGATCATGCCTCTGACCTGCACGTTTCTTAATCCAGGAATGCCGGAATGAATTCATTAGCAATGCATGGATATGCATCGCCAAGATCGTTTATGCATGCATGGATATGCACCGTCCTTGATCCTTTATGCACGCACTAATCCGTCGGTCCCACCGTGCATGTATTAGTGCTCCGGGGAATGCCGGGTAGCTACCGCTGACCGGTCGTGCTGAATGCCTGAATTCAAGCGTAATTCAGAAATAGTTTATGGAAACTCATCCCGAAAATTATAGGCGTAACGCTCGTTTGCTTATCGGCACTCACATGCTGTCGATCATCGTCACCATCGACGTGACGACACGACCGGAACAGGCGCGGCACCTTTGCCCTTGCGACTGTTGCACCGCTTGTGTGCAGGTCGCAGGTTGGACAGGTCGTACGGATCACCGCCTGCGGACAGCGGCACGACGTGGTCCACGGTGTAGGACATGGGTCCGTGATGGTGCAGCGAGAGGTCAATGTCCTTCGCGCATATCCAGCAGACAGCGGGCATGGTCGCCTTCACCGCTGCCACGGTCTTGTCCCAGCGACCGCCACGCCGTCCGGCGTTGCGGGCCGACACCCCTCGCATGATCATCACTACTTCCTGGTTCGTCCAGTGATGGACACGGTCGAATGCTGGACGAACCAGGAACAGCGGTATGCCGACGGCTACAGCACCAGTCGCTCACCGGGCACGATGCGGTTCGGGTTCGCACCGATCACCTTACGGTTGATCAGCCACAGCGTCTGCCAGCCACCGGCCACATGGTGCTTGTGAGCGATCCCCGACAGCGTGTCGCCGTGGACGACCACCACCGTGCCGCCGGTGACCGGCACCGGCACGCGCTTCGCGGCAGCGGGTTTGCGGACGACCACCCGCACTGGGGTGGTCACGGCAGCGCCGTGCGGCCGTACAGCGGTCTCAGCGACCTGCCGACCCCAGTTGAGCGGTATCAGCCTGATCCCGTCACTCGGGTTCTCAGCGCCGACGACCATCCCGCCGCCGACGTACAGCGCGACGTGGCTGCCGCCGAAGTAGCCGACGATGTCACCCGGTTCCAGGTGCGCGAGCGAGACGCGCGGCAGGCTGTCCAGCTGCTCGGACGACGTGCGCGGGATGCTGACGCCCGCGGCCCTCCACGCGGCCTGGGTCAGTCCGGAGCAGTCGAACGCCGGTCCGGTGCCGCCGAACAGGTACCGTCCGCCGATCTCCGCGCGCACGAACGCCACGGCGCGGACGGCAGCGGCCACGGTGGTGACCTTCGCGGCCAGAACCGCGTGTACGGCCGTCTGCGGCTTCGCGGCGACCGGGGTGGTCCCGCCGGGCCGCAGACCGGCGCGCGGGCCGCAGACGGGCCACGCGCCGGCTCCCTGAGCCGCTTCATGGCCGGGCCAGCCGTTCAGGACGCGCTCCGCGACCGTGATCTGAGCCGCCTTGCCCGCCAGGTCCGCGCGCGCGGCGAACGCGGTGCCGCCGTACGCGCGCCAGGTGGAGGCCGCGAACTGGAGACCGCCGTAGTAGCCGTTCCCGGTGTTGATCGACCAGTCGCCGGACGACTCGCACGCGGCGACCCTGTCCCACGTGGTGGTCGTGGCCGCCGACGCCGCGCCCGCCGACAGCAGTGCGCCGCCGCCGACCAGGCCGGTGACGACAGCAGCGCCGCCCAGATTCCTCTGGACGGCGCTCAGCGCGGGTTCCCTGTACTTCCTGTGTCGCCGCGTTCCTACAGGCTTCGGCTTGCTGTGCAGTCCCATCAGACCGTCCTGGATCGTCGGAACCCCCGTGATCCGAGCGTATCCGACTCAGAAACAGCGTCTGATCACACCAGTCCGCGCCTGCCACGGTGGTTCCAGTCGTAGTACAGCGTCGCGATCCCGTCATCGAACGACGCGCCCTGAGCGATGACCCGGCGCGCCGGTTCGGTCAGGACGGCGGGCAGGTCGCCGGGCTGCTTGGTCAGCAGCACCTCCAGTACTTCGGGCGGGCTGACCAGCCGCGTGCGGCTGTGACGCTGCGCCTCACCCGGAACGGACGATGCTCCGATCTTGTGGAGTACGTACGCCCTGACGGCCGTCTCCGTCTCCACGAACAGCCTCAGTTCGATCCAGCGGCACGCGGAGCACCGCTCCCGGCGCGCGGGGTCGGCGTACGGCCGTCCGGGGTGGTTGCTGTTGTGGCCGGGGCGTCGCGACGTCGCGACACCGAGGAAGTAGCCCTCCACGTCGACCGCGCCGGAGGCGTCGTCCGGCAGCAGCCAGACTCCGTGTTCCCCGACGTCGTCCAGTCCGGGCAGTGCGGTCGTGCCGCCGGTGTCCACGGCTACGGCTCCGATGTTCGTCATGCGTTCCTCCGCTGATCCGGGGTCCGGGGATGTCCCGGAGCGCACGCCTACCCAGGATAGGCGTGCGGGATGGGCACTCGTGCGTATGAGCGCAGGTGGGAGCGATCTTTTACCGTGGTTTCACCCGGCGGACGGCCATTCGACCTTGTCCAGGTACGCGCGCTGTGCCTGCGGCACCGAGAACTCGGGTTCGCCGTAGTGGTCCAGCGCACACCAGCGCAGCCACGCGGCATCGGCCTGGTTGTCGTCCGTGAACTCGGTCCCGGACCGCTTGTACGCGGCCAGGATCATGGCGGCCTTGTCCGCGTTCCCCCGGCCGGTGGCGTACGCCTTCAGCGTGGCCGGGCTGACGATCACGTACGGGATGCCCGCGTCCATCAGGGCCGTGCGCACGGCCCCGTGCACCATGGCGATGATCTGCCCGGTGTTTCCGAGGAACCGGCCCATGCCCTCGATCACCGCCAGGTCCGCCACCGGCAGCGCCGCAACGATCTGCAGCAGCCGCCGGTCACCGTGCTTCGCGTTCGTCCTGATCGTGCAGGTGGTGCCGTCCGGCAGTGCGACACCGGTAGCGGTCAGAGACAGGTCAAGTCCAGCAATCTTCATGGTGCGGTTCCTCGTTCCTGGATCGTTTTCCGGGGCTGTTCAATCGATCACGTGCTGTCGTACTCCGCGCAGAACCCGGCATGGACGACGAAGCTGTTCTTCGCCTCCCACAGTGACCGCAGACCGGCCGTCAGCTCCATGCCGTCGGCCAGGTTGTCGATCATCAGCTGCGCCAGGTCGTGGCACGGCCTGCTGACCTCCCGCAGATGCTCTGGCAGGTGCTCGTAGGCGAACATCGGCTCGAAGTGCCGCGTCTCGGGATGGCGGTCCGGTGCGATGATCACAACGCCTCGATCCCGCGCTTCGCCTGCACCACGCGGTACCAGCGCCGCCGGTCGTGGACGATGTCCGCGATGTCCTCGCCGAAGTGCTCAAGGATCTGAGCGGCCGGGAACGGGTGCCGGCGCGCCACGTCCCGCGACTTCGCGCGCCGGGTGCGCCGGTCGGGTCGGTACTGCATCACGGCCTCCAGGTCCACAGACGGCCGTAGGGAGCGCCGGACAGGTCGTACACCGAGCTGGCGAACGTGGCCGACGGGCACCACAGCGGCGGGTTCGAGCTGTCGCTGAGCACCCGGAGATTGACTGTGGTCTCCGACCATGCGCGCGTGACGATCGCCGGTGCCAGCACGGACCCGTTGTTCAGCGCCGGGTCCACCGAGCACAGCACGATGTCGCCGACCTTGACCGTGTCCATCAGCTCAGACCGCCCGCCGTGGCCGCAGCCTTGATTTCGTTGTAGAACGTCTGAGCGTCGATCACGCCCGGCACCGGCACCGGCGGCACGGGCACCGGTGTGGGCGTGGGCGGTGCCGGCACGGCCGCGTACACCGGTACGGTGACGTCGCCCTGCTGCGCACTGGCCAGCAGCCACGTCATGTCGGCCACGGCCATGTAGCCGACCCCGTTGACGCCGAACCCGGTCGTGCCCCAGCTGTTCGGGATCGTGTACAGGCCGGTGCCGGTGTCGAATCCGTCCACCTCCAGTTCGTGACCGCCCGCGACGCCGGACGACTGGTCCACGACGATCAGACCGTTCGCGTCTGTCGTGAACATGCTGTTCAGCCACTCGATCCCGATGGCGACCGGGCCGGCCATCAGCGCGGAGTTGAGCGCGTCCATGGAGAACGCGTGCGTGTAGCCGGTGACCAGGCCCAGCGCCTGGAGCGCCTTGAACACCGACGGTCCGTCGCTGCCGGTGTCGGTCGGCGGGTACTGGCCCGGGTACGGGTCGATGTCCGTGGCCAGCTCGTAGAGGCTGACCGCGAACGCCTCGTTCAGGGTGTAGGTCTTCGCGGTGAAGTGGCCGTGGCTGGCCGCCGCGCCCGCCGCGCTGATCGTCACGGTGCCGGTCGCGGTACGTCCGGCGGAGTCAGTGCCGAGCACACCGGTGGCCGCGTTGCCGGTGCAGCTGCCCAGCTGGCCCTGGTCCAGGATCGGGATGCGGCGGGTCCACTGCACGGTGGTGATGGCCGATTTCGGCAGCACCGGGTGCGCGTAGTTCAGGTTGCGCGGGTCGTGGTTGACGTGGCGACCGAGACGGCTGTCCGTCACTTCGTACTGATGGATCAGGTACTCGGCTTCGGCCACCACGTCGTGGTACAGCTCACGGAAGAGATTCATGAGCGCAGGATACCCGCCTGCGCTGAACTGGTCCTGAACATCATCCGATCGTCCAGTCCGCGCACTTGCCGTAGAAGATCCGCATTACGATATGCGGCAATCCGAACCTGGTCCGCAGGCAGTACGGGCACACCAGCAGGTTCAGGAACAGGTTCACAGCCACGCGCCACGGCGGCCACGGTCCACGGCCCGGCGCGCCCTGCGCAGGGCGACGCGCAGCCTCCAGCGCTCGTACGCGGCCGTCATGCCGACGGCGTCCTCCCGCTGCCTCAGCAGCTCTTCCATGTGGTCGGCGTAGCTGCGGAGGTACGTCCGGTGAAACGCCTGCTGTTCAAGGTCCATTACCTGATCCTCTTCCGTTGTCCGGGGTTCCAGCCGGCAGTCCACGGTCCACGGCCCGGTGCATCGATTGATCACCGCGACCTACCCTCGATCATCTTCCGGGCAATAACGGTGACCTCTTCCGCGATCTCGTGCACCGTGTCCTGACCCAGTCTCTCGATCAGGTCGTCCGGTTCCCATCCGTTCAGCTCACCCATGAGGAGTAGTCCGGCCTGGTACCGGGCCTCACGTTTGATCTCCTGCCGGTTCACCGCTTCGCCTCCGGCGCCATGCCCAGCGCGGTCCAGCCGACTCGGACCAGGCGGTCCAGCTCCGCCTTCGCCGCGCCGTCGGCCTTCGCGCGACGGTACACGGCCCGCGCGCCGTCGTGCGTAGTGACGGACCGCATGGCCTGGACGACGGGACCGGCGTCCTGTGCCAGCCCGGTGAGCGGCTTCACGGGTCCGGCGTAGCCGTCGCGCCCGAAACCCTCCACGCGGCCGTCTGCGGGCCGTCGGCCGGGAGCGGCGGCCGGCAGCTCCACCCAGTCCCCGACCGCCACGGACAGGCCGTCAGGCACCGCGTAGGCGTACGTGCGCGGCGAGCCGGTGATGCGGACCTGGACGACTGTTTCTTCACTGCTCATTGTCCTGGTTCCTCCGTCTTTGTCGTTGATCGGTTACTTGGCTGAGATCTCGCCCCAGGTAGCGCCCGGCTTCGAGACGTCGCACAGGATCGGCACCCCGCGCCATTCGGTGGTGAACGCCTCCTTCAGCATGGCGCGCACGTCCTCCGCGTCGCCCTGCGGCACCGACATGATCACTTCGTCGTGCACCTGCGCGCGGAGCGAGGACCAGAGTTCCTGCGGGATGCGCAGCAGCGCATCGCACATCAGGTCCCGCGCCGTGCCCTGGCCCATCAGCGCCGGTGCCTGGGTGTAGGCGCGCTCCGGCTCGCACCGCATCTTGCGGCCGAACCCGTTGTCCAGCAGTTCGCCGCGCTCCCCGGTGTCGCGGACTTCCTGGGTCCACGCCGTCTTGCGCGGGAACATCCGCGCCATGCCGTCGAAGAACGCGTTCACCAGGGCCGGCTCATGCCCGTCAGCGATCATCCGCTTGCGGCCCATGCCGTAGTTGGCCCCGTGACCGAGCGGCTTGGCGCGCTCCCGGTAACTGGCATCGCCGAAGATCTGCACGGCCAGCTCCGTGTGGACGTCGCGGCCGGGTTCGAACATGGCCATGTACGCCGGGTCCTGGCAGTGCGCCGCCACGCCGCGCATGTCCACCTGGGACAGGTCGCAGGACAGCAGCACGTGACCGGGCTCCGGGAGGAAGATCTCACGTTCCCGGTGCCGGCCGCCGCGCTTGCCGAACACGGTCAGGCCGGGGGCGGTCACCGACCAGCGGCCGGACGCCTGCCGCATGCTGATCTTCGCGTGCACCCGGTCGCCGGCCAGGTGGTTGGAGGCGGTCTGGTACACGGTCCGCGTCGTGGTGACGACCGCCAGCAGGTCCAGCAGCTCCCGCAGCTCCGCCGGGCAGCGCGGATGGCCGCTGATCACCTTGAGCGCTTCGGCCGCCGTGGACAGCTGCCTGACGCCCGACTTGCCGCCGTCCGTCAGCGGCGGCCGTCTCACGCCGTACCGCTCCCAGACGTCCGCCAGCCACGCCGCGCCCTCCTTCGTCGCCTGCGGACTGCTGAAGGGCTCCCAGACCGGTGCCTTGGCCGCGCCCCGGCCGCGCACCACGGAGCGCCCCAGCGGCAGCCCGAAGCGCGTGCTGAGCGCTTCCAGCGCCGCCGCCTTGCGCGCTTCACCCTCCGCGATCCGCACGGCCAGCAGCTCCTGGTCCACCCGGAAGCCGTTCAGCGTCATCTGACCGGCGAGCATCGCCAGCCGGTGCTCCCGCGCGCCGTACTCGGTCATCGGGTAGTGCGCGGCCACGGCCCGGGTCGCCCGGACGTCCGCCCTCAGGTACGCGACGTACCGGGCGTCATCGGTGGGGATCATGTCGTACCCGCCGAACTCGTTCTTGAGCGCCCGCAGGCCGCCTTCGCCGGTGATCTTCCCGGTCACCCCCAGCTGCTGAGCGATCTCATCCAGCCCGTACCGGTCGATGCTGCCGCCGGTGTCCCGCGCCCGGGGCGGGTTGGCCAGCCGCGCCAGGATCTCCGTGTCCCGTGCCCTGCCGGCGAGAGCGGTCCAGTCCGCGCCGTGGTGGTAGGCCAGGGCCAGCAGGTCGAAACCCATGATGTTGTGGCCCACGATCTCATCCGCCCGGCCCAGGTAGCCGATCAGCTGGCCGGGGTCGGTGGTGACGCCCACCTCCCCGTCGGCCGCCGCGCCGCACAGCCGCACGAAGTCGGACCGGTGGAACAGGTCGTCACCGCTGGCCGTCTCGATATCGAAGTACCGCGTCCCGCTCATGATCGGTTCCTCATTCCGGGGTCAGTCGTGCCACGGGAAGTCGTCACAGCGAGTGACGACGGGCGACGCCACCCGCGCCGGGGGTCCGAACGGATCGTCCGGCATTATGTCCGTTTTGGGGTCAGGCAGGGCAGGCAGATCAGGCAGAGCTGGACCTACCCTCCCCATATCCTTATTTCTAGCCCCATCTGACCTCTCACCTGCTTTTATTTCCCCGACCGGTATGGGGAGGGATTTTATATATGGGCAGGGTAGCTCCAACTCTGCCTGCTCTGCCTGCCGATCAAGGCCCGATTCTTCCCAGTCCGCCATGATCCTTACGTTCACGGCACGGGACTTCGTTGCCTCGTTGCGAACCTCCGTCACGCCATTGACGCTGGTCAGACGACCGATGAACTTCTGTCGGCCCATCGCTGACGCTTTCTGCTCCTCCGCCCAGGCAGAGAACGAGGCGTACAGTTCGATCTTGGAGGCAACTTTGCCTGCGGGCAGATACGAGCCTGCCTGCGCCGGGGTCACTTCGCACCGCTCCGAGAGCCACTGGCGGACCCTGTCGGAGCGCGTCTCGAAGGTCTGAAGCACCTCCGGTCGTGTCTCTGCGTAACCGCCCCGGGCATTCCGACGCCTCCAGGCGGCCACCCAGCGGACCAGGATGCCGGGCAGCTCCCCCATGATCGCGTCCTCCACCGCCGGGTCCTCGTGCCCCGCGAAGCTGTAGGGGAACTCGAACGGCTTGATCCGCTCCATGTACGCGCGGGACGACTCGCCCACCGTCGGCAGCTCGTTCGCGCTGAAGGCGAACAGCGCCTGGTTGGTGAAGCTGAACTGGCCGCCGTACTTGCGGTCCGCCATGATCAGGTCTTCGCCGGTCAGCATCTTGAAGATCGACAGGTCTTCCACGTGCGCGCTGGACAGGTCGGCCGCCGCGTTCAGGATCTTGCCGTACACGTTGGCCGCCGCGAACCGGTTCCCCACCAGCTGGTGCAGGCTCACCGATGAGCAGTTCCCCAGTCCGGCCACGGCCTGGAGGATGCGCAGCAGGGTGGACTTCCCCGAGCGCGACGGCCCGAAGGCGAACAGTGCCTTGGCGGGCGTGCGTCCGGGGTCCAGCATCGTGGACACGACCTCTTCCAGGTCATCGACCTGTGCCGGGCACACGGCCGCCAGCCAGGCTTCGTAGGCCGGGCACAGGGCCGCGCCGTCCCCCCAGCACACCGGCAGCTGGACCGAGGACAGGTGCTCAGGGCCGTGCGGCCCCAGCGTCCCGGTGGCCAGGTCCAGCATCCCGTCCGCCAGGTTCAGCAGCCCGGGAGCGCCGCGCTCGGGGAGCACCTTGCCGGCCCGGTGCAGGATGCCGAACATCACTTCCTCGATCGCGGCCCGGGACGCCGGCCGGTGCTGTTCCTCCAGCAGCGCGGACGTGGCCGTGATCATGGCCGATCCGTCGATCCGGTACACGCCGTCCTGGTACAGAGCGATCTTCCGCTCCGCCGTGATGGCCGCCGGCTGCTTCGCCAGGATCGCCTTCGCGGCCTTCAGTGCCAGCAGCGACCCCTTCTCGAAGTACGGGCTGGAGGACGTGCGCGAGGGTGCCTTGGGCCACACCGTGGACGCCTGGGTCAGCCAGCGGTCCAGGAACCGGCCGCGCTTCTCCTGCGGCAGCCGGGCCAGTTCGTCGTCCACCCCGCGCTTGCCCAGCGCGCTGGTGACCACCAGGTGCACGCTCCGCGCGCCGTTGCGCTCCAGCGCGTCCCGCAGGTCCGACAGGCCGTCGTAGACGTGCCGGTTGCTGGTCACGTCCCCGTCGAAGAGCAGGTAGACCTCACGTTCCTCCACCCAGTCCAGCGGCAGACCGGACCAGGCCCAGCAGCCGGCCACGCCGTAGACCGCGTAGTGCTCCGGAGCGTGGCTCAGTACCGCGTACTGCTGCTTGGTCCCCTCCACGACCACCACCGGGCCGGCCGGATCGTCGTCGCGCAGCCGGTTGAACGGGAGCTGCGCGCCCTTCGGCGACTCGTACTTGATCGGCTCACCGTCCCTGCCCCGGCGCGGTACGTCGGGCCGCAGCTGGGGCACGCCGTCCTCCGCGCCCGGACCGCGCCACGGGAAGATGATCCCCGGCGGCCTGCCGCCGTTGCGGCTGCACACGCCACTCGCGTCCAGCACCTCCGGCGTGATCGCGAAGCGGAGCAGGTAGTCCCGGTGCTCAGGCAGCAGCGTGCCGTCGGCAGCCTCCGTCATCGGTTCCTCGTTCCTCTGGTCATTGGGATGCGACTGTAGCGCGGATCTGCCTACTCTGCCTAGCCGGACTCCCCGAACTCGAACCGGGCGGAGCGGGCCGCGCCCGCCGCCGGATGGCGGGTGGTCGCCGCGTCCAGCTGGTCAGCACTGATCTCCACCCGCCGCGAGCCGCGCCGCTTGTACCGCGTCAGCGTCCCGTCCCTGAGCATGTTGTCGATGGTCCTCACGTGGACGCCGGCCCGCTGTGCGGCCTGTTCCCGGGTGAGCCACCGTTCGGTGTCATGGGTCATGGCCCGACGGTAGCACCGGTTGCAGTTACGTGCAATGTGTTGCGATCACGTGCAGGAGTCCCGTAGCGTGGGGACCGCACCGACCGACCGACGACAGGAACGAGGAACCACATGAACGACTACGAGCGGACATGGTACGAGCTGACGGCACAGCTCCCGACTCAGGTCCTGAGCGGGTATTACGTGGCCGCGTTCGAAGCCGCTGTCCGTGCCGACCAGCGGGAGCAGGACGCCGCACTGGCGGAGCGCATCAGCTTCGCCGATGTCCCGAAGGCCGGTGAGTTCTTCGCGTACACGATCCGCAGTGGCACGGCCTGGCACGGCGCGGCCGACGGCGTGGACGTGGAGCCGGTCCGGGCGGACGGCCCGATGACCACGGAACAGATCGTGGACGCGGCCATGGGGCTGCTGTCCCGGCTGAAGGGAAACTGATCATGACGTACGAGGACACCGTCCGCGCAGCCCTGCTGACGGATGACAGCCAGGTGTGCCGCTGCTGGCCGCACGGACCGGACGACCCGTGCCTGTGTGACGGCCGGTACGCCAGCGGCGCATCCGGCTGCTGCGCCGGGCACGAGCCCGGGTGCTGCTGCGACATCGGCTGGGACTGCGAACACGATGCCGGACAGCGCGCCGCTGGTGCGAAGTTCTGGGCAGAGCTGAAGGAGGGCAGCCCGTGAGCAGCGGCCTGGACGGGACGCTGACCGCGAAGGAGAACGCGTTCCGGCGCACGCTGTGGACCCGCGAAGAGGTGCTGGGCCTCCTGCTGCTCCAGCGCCGCGACGACGCGGCTGCGATCCGCGCGAACCCGTTCCCTCAGGTGGACTACGGCCTGTACGAGCTGGGAGTCAAGGACTCCGCCGACCTGATCGACCCGGAGGTACGACGCTGATGGATCACCTGGACACGGAGACCGCCGACCGGATCGAGGGCATCGTCACCCTGGCGATCACCGCCAAGGGTGCCGCCACACGTGCGGAGGTGGTCGCCGTGCTGGAGACACTGATCAATAACCCGTTCTTCGCCGACCCGGCGGGCGGGTACCTCCGGGGACTCCGGGTCGCGGTCAGCGCGGTACGGCGGATGGGAGACAGCTGATGGACGCCGACGATGTGGAGCGCTTGACCGGGCTGGAGCTGGAGCCGTACCAGCGGATGGTCATCAGCGACGCGGTGGTGTCGGTCGATGGCGTGGAGCTGCCCGATTACACCACCTGGGCGATCACGACGACTGTGCCCGACTTCTGTGCACGGTTCTTCCAGAACAGCGGTCCGGATGTCCTGGGGTCGTACAGGGTCATTGACGAATGGATGGTCACCGGGCCGCCGGACGTGAAGGAGGCCGTCTGCGACACGCCTCCGGCGGATGCCCTGGAGGCCGTTCTGCGGGCCGGTGAGCCGCTGCCCCGGCAGACGGTCCACCTGCCAGTGGAACCGACGGAGGCCAACGGCTGGAACGCCTGGTGGTGCCCCGACTGCCGGACCGACTGTGCCGCGTCCGACCCCTGCGGCTGCTGCACCGGAAACGGTCCCGAAGACGCGATCCCTGACTGACCCAGGAACGAGGAACCGATGACGCACGACATGCTCCCGCTCAGGCCGTTCCAGCGTGAGGCGCTGGACGCTGTGGTGAAGGCACACGCGAGCGGCATGCGCCGTCCCGCTGTCGTGCTCCCAACGGGCTCGGGCAAGACCTTTTTGTTCTCCCACCTGGCCGCTGAGCACCACGCGGCTACCGGGCAGCGGACGCTCATCCTCACCCACCGTGACGAACTGGCAACTCAGGCAATGGCGGAAATCAGGGGTGTTGCCCCGCACCTGTCTGTCGGCAAGGTGAAAGCGGAAGACAATGACGTGGACGCGGAGGTGGTCGTTGCCTCCGTGCAGACCGTCAGCCGGACCGAACGGCTCGCTGCGCTGCTGCGCTCCCAGGCAGGTGGGGAACCGTTCGGCCTGGTGATCCATGACGAATGCCATCACAGTGCCTCACCCAGCTGGGTACGGATCACCGATGCGTTCCCGGACGCCGGTCATGTCGGTGTCACCGCGACGCTGGCCCGGGGCGACGGCATCGGCCTGGGGTCGGTCTGGGAGGACGTGGTATACACCAAGTCGATCAAGTGGATGATCTCCCGGGGCTATCTGGTCCAGCCCCGGGGGGTGTCCGTGAAGACGGACCTGGACCTGGGCAGTGTCCGCACGGCGGCCGGTGACTACCGGGCCGGGGATCTCGGTAGCGCGATCCAGGACGCGGGTATCCCTGCGGTCATCGCGGGCGCGGTCCGGGAGCACGCGGCCGGCCGGCGCACGATGGTCTTTCTGCCGACGGTGGCCGCCGCTCACGAGACCGCTGCCGCGATGGAGTGTCTGGGGATCGCTACCGCCGTGGTGGAGGGAGCGACGCCTACTGGGGAACGGGCGCGGGCGTACGAGCAGTTCCGCACCGGTCGTGTCCAGGCCCTGGTCAACTGCATGGTCCTGACCGAGGGCTTCAACGCCCCGTGGGCGGACTGCATCGTCGTCGCCCGCCCCACCCGGTCCGGTCCGCTCTATCAGCAGATCGTCGGACGCGGGCTGCGGACCTGGCCCGGAAAGACCGACTGCCTGGTACTGGACCTGGTGGGCGCGTCCACAGACAACAAGCTGGTCACCCTGATAGATCTCGAAGAGGGCATGTTCCCGGGCCGCAAGCCCTGCCGGGAGTGCTGGCGCACCCCGTGCGTCTGCCCCTGCGGGACCTGCGGAGGACCGCGCCCGTGCCCGGACTGCCGCGCGGAGCAGCCCGGCATCGTCCTGACCGGCACGGGGGAGGAAGTGGACCTGTTCGCCGCGTCGCACTCCGTGTGGCTGCGCACCCGTACAGGGATCATGTTCATCCCGACCGGGGACAGTGACGTCCTGCTCTGGCCGCGCCGCGACGGTGCCTGGGACGTGGCGGAGGCGCGGACCGAAGCGGCGGCCGGCACCGGCAGGCGCGCCGCCCGCATGGTCCGGCTGCACGCCGCGCTCCCGATGGAGACGGCCATGGCCTGGTGCGAATCCGAGGCGGAGGACCGGGGCAGTGCGGAGGCGCTGGGCTACCGCGCCGGGCACCGCGACGCCACCTGGCGCAAGCGCAGGGCCGCCGCCACCCCGGAGCAGCTGGCCCGCTGCACCCGGCTGCGGATCACCGTCCCCGGCGGCGCGACCAAGGCACAGGTGTCCGACCTGCTGTCGGTGGACGCCGCCAGCCGCCGGATCGACCCGTTCGTCATCCGCGCCGGGCTGGCAACGTCATGATCCCCGACGCTGACGCACAGCGCCGGGAGGCCGACAACTCCGCGCTGCGCGGCGGCCACCGGGCTGACGCCTGCCCGCGCCGGGTGTCGGTGGAGACCTACGGGGACGCCGGGCATCCGCACTGGTGGCACGGCGACTGCCAGTCCCCGGGAGCAGACCCGGCCAAGAGTGCCGGTGCCCCGACCGACCGACCGACCCCGCGTGAGGCACGGCTGCTGTCCCAGGCTTTCGAGACCTTCGCGGCGGCTCTGAACCGCCGCTCCGACACCATGACCGGCCGCAGGATGCCGCAGGCCGCGCACGCACTGAGCCAGGCGGCGGACGCCGCGCTGGAGACCGCTGATGTGTACCGGAGGATGACGTAGTGACCCAGGAACCGAGGACGACCGGCACATGCCGCGAGTGCGGCAAGGAGGACATCACCCTGACATCGTGGGGAGCTGTCCGCGTTCATGGTCCCCGAGATGAACGCTGCGAGGGCAGCGGGAAGCTGCCGGACACCGGGGACGACGACGTGTCGAAATTCTGTGTCCTCTGCCGGAGCGGCGAACATGATCGCACGGCTCACGCCTCGCCGGAGGCCGATGCTGCCCGCGCCCGGATCGCGGCCGGACCGTCCGCCGGACCCAATCCGTACCGGCCGCCGCTGTCCACGGAGCAGCCGTTCTACTGCGGCGTGTGCATCGGCTGCGGCAGGGACGCCCGTCCCGGGGGCCTGGGGTGCACCGAGTGCACGGAGCAGTACGGGGAGGAACAGCTTCGCGCCTGGAATGATGACGTACCCGTAGGGCCGCTGCCCACGGAGCAGCCGTCCTGGGACGGCGTTGATCCCTGGCACAACGACCCGCCGACGGAACGCGACGTCCGGGACGCTGAACGCGTGCTGATGTCCGGAGCACCGGACGACGTCCTGAGCGCCGCCTACGGTGTGCTGGACGATGCGCAGGCCCGGGGCACCTACCCCGCCGCCTCCGCGCCTGCGGACCCCGGTCCGGAGGAAGAGGACCCGTTCGCCTCCCCGGCGGCCGTGGTGCCCGACAGGGGGCCGTGGTTCGCGTCCCGCTACGACGGGGACTGTGACGGCTGCGGGGCCGACTTCGGCGAGGGCGACGACATCCGCGCCGACGGCTCCGGCGGCTGGGAGGCGAAGGACTGCTGCGGGGAGGACGCCGCGCCGGCGCGGGAGGACGTGCCGCGCCGGATCACCCCGAAGGTCCCGCTGAACGGCAACCACCGCTACGTCATGCCGCATCCGCAGAACCCGCGCAAGCAGTGGACCGCCCAGCGGGTGACCACGTTCACGAAGCTCGCCAGCGAGACCTTCGCGCTGGAGCAGTGGGCGTTGCGGAACGTGGCCGTCGGCATGGCCGTGGACCCGTCCCTGGTGACCCGGATCAGGGCCATGCTGGAGGAGGCCCCGGACGGCGACGGTCCGGCGGAGCTGGTGTCCAAGCGGCGTCCAGCGATCGAAGCCGTGGTCACCGACGCCAAGACGGCCGCCGGGGACAAGGACAGGGCGCGCAAGGGCACCCGGAGCCACAAGCTGGCCGAAGAGCTGGACGCCGGTCACCGGACCCTGGACCAGGTGCCGCCGGAGTACCGCGCCGACCTGGCGGTGTACCTAGAGGCATGCCAGGCAGCCGGGTACACCATGCTGTCCCACCTGATCGAGCGGACCACGGGGTCGGTGGCGTACGGGGTCATGGGCACGTTCGACCGGGTGGTCCGCTGCCCTGACGGCCTGTACCGGGTGTTCGACCAGAAGACGGGAAAGATCCGGTACGGGCAGAAGGAGATTGCCGCGCAGCTGGCCTGCTACGTGACCGGCTGCAACGAGACCGGTATTGCGCAGCACGACGGAATCGGCGACCCGAAGGACTGGGAGTCGTGGCGCTGGGTGCCGCTGACCGATGATCAGGGCCGTCCGATCACCGTGGAGACCGACTACGGGATCGTGGCCCACGTCCCCTACGGCCAGGGTGAGTGCACGCTGTACCCGGTGCCGCTGGACGTCGGCCGTGAGGCGATGAACCGCTGCCGGGACAACCGCGAGTGGCAGAAGTCGGACGCCTGCTTCGGCTCGCCGATCCCGGTGCCCGCGCTGGACGACGTGCCCGATCCCGGGGAGCTGCCCGGCTCCGTGCCGGAGCTGGTCAGCGCCGGATACGACAAGGCCACGGTTGCCGCCACGGTCGCCGGGGACACGCTGGACGTCGGCCGCCCGGCTGAGCCGTTCTGGGAGCACACCGAGTGGGTGCGCCGGTTCAGCGGCGTGGCCGCGTCCGCCGACGCCCGCGCCCTGTACTTGGAGTACGCGGCCGACCCGCACCACGACCCGCAGACGCTGGCGGAGCTGGCGGCCCTGGCGACGGCGGCACTGGCCCGGGCGAAGGCGGCTGCGGCCCGGCCGCAGGCCCCGGAGCCGGCAAAGGCCCCGTTCGTGCCCGTGGAGCCGGTGGAACTCCCCTGGACCGACGCCGGTGCCGCGCTGCCGACCTGGGAGCAGCGGTTCGGCTCGGTGACCACGAAGGCCGGAGCCCGGGAGCTGTACCTGGAGTACACGGCCGCGCAGGACGGCGGCTCCCCGGGCGGGCACCTGGACGCGCTGGTGCGGATCGCGAACGCCGCTCTGGCCCGGCGCGCTTGACTTCGTCGTACCTACAGGTACGATTAAGGCGCGTACTGCTGAACGGCCGACGTCCCGCGCTCCCGCCGGAGAAGATCCGGGACGTCGGCCCCAGAATCGGGAGCCGTCCGGTCTCGTACACCGGAACGGTTCCGGCGGAGCCCGCGCCCTGTCCTTCGGGGCACGGTCTCCGCATCCCCGTACCCGACACGATCACGGAAACGGAAACGACCCCATGAGCACACCGTTCGACAGCGACGACGACCCGTTCAACGACGGCCCCGACGACAGCGACCCGTTCGACTCCCCGGCGGAGATCCCCAGCGAGTTCCCCAAGTTCGATGACCACCTGCGGGGGAGGCTGCTGCTGATCAAGCCCACCAAGCTGGAACAGGGTCTCGTCTCCACCACCCTGCCGAAGAACTCCGACGGCACCCCCGTGGTCCAGGACCGCATCACCGCCGACGTCTACGTGCTGGACGGCGCGCCGCTGGCCGACTTCGCCGGTGCAACCGCGTTCCCCGGCCTGTACATCAGCCAGTCCCGGGTGGTGGTCCAGCTGAGCAACGTAGCCCAGCTGGGTGCCAAGACCCGCCAGACCATGGTCCTGGGACGGCTGAACACCCGCTACGCGCAGGGGAAGCCCAACCCGACGGCGAAGGAGCGCAAGGCCGGACCCGGCAACCCGTGGGGTCTGGAGGACCCGACCGACGCCGACAAGGCCACGGCCCGCGCCTACCTGAAGGCGAACGGCATCGCCTGACCCGCACCGAGACGCCCCCGGACGCCGACCTGGCTCCGGGGGCTTTTCCGCAGAGAGGACTGAGACATGACCGAGACGCGCAGACGGTACGGCCGTCCCCGTCCCCCGCAGGTCGTCACCCGGGACGCGGAGGCACTCAGCGTGCTCCGGGACGCCGGGACGGCCGGACTGTCCCGCAACGAGGTGGCGGGACGCCTGGGTGTCGCACCCCGGCTGGCCAGCTACGCACTGCACCGCCTGCGGCGTCTCGGCATCGTCCGGCACGTCCCGCGCGGCAACGAGGGACACGGCTACTGGGCCGTGTCCGGGACGAAGAGCGAGACGCACAGCGGGACCGGGACACCGACCGGGACGAAGAGCGAGACACCCACCGAGACACAGGAAGCAGGCAGCGGGACATGATCGAGGACCCGAGCTACATCCCCGGCGTGACGCCGGTGCAGTACCCCGAGCCCGGTGCCACGGGCACCTGGACCCAGGACGCCCTCCCCGGTACCGGGCCGGCGGACACGATGGCGGCGCTGCGGGAGCACGTACGGGACCTGGGGTCACGCCTCCAACCCGGCCTGGTGATCCTGCGGCAGGCCGGGATCGTCCCGCCGGAGGACGGCCTGACGGCGGGGGACGTCCTGGACCGGGCCTGCGACTGGCTCCGCCAGCCCCACCCCGACCTGAGCGCGGCGGAGTACGGCGACCTGTCCGAGATCCTGTACACGCCGGTCCTCCCCGTGGAGGACCCGGACCCGGAGCTGGTGGCCCTGGCCCGTGTGGTGGCCGAGGACTACGCCGGCGCGCGGACCGTGGTGGAGGCCATGTCCCGCCGGGACCGGGCCGTCCTCGGGTTCTACCTGACGGAGCTGGGACACGTCCTGGACGCCGTGGACGCGGCCGACCACCGGTGAGCGTCCCGTTCCGCCGGGCACTGGCGCTGATGGCGTTCTCCGCTCTGCTGAACGGGCACCCGGTGTATGCCGCTCGGCAAGTAGAGATCATGACGATGACCGAGCGGGACACCCTGTCCCGCTTCCTGGAGGAGTTCCGGGACATGGTCACCGAGACGGGACGCGTCTCGGCAACCGGGAACTGAGACGCACCGCTGAGACGAGACGCACCACCGAGACGCACCACTGAGACGAGACGCACCACTGAGACGAGACGCACCACTGAGACGCACCACTGAGACGCACCACCGAGACGAGATGGGAGACGAGACGCATGGACCGAGACATGAAGCGGGACACCGAACCGGGTGAGACGGACCGGGTGAGACGGACGGTCGCCACGGTCGGTCTGGTTGTCCCGACGCTGATGGCCCTGGGGATGTCCGCTGATACCTCGTTCCGGTTCCTCGGAGCTGTGCTGGGGATCGTGGACCCTGCGGAGCGCGGTGTCCTGACGGGCACTGCGGAGGCCGCTGTCATTGCCCTGACCCTGTACGCCTGGGCCACGTCCACCCGGCTGGCCGCGCGGATCGCGTACCTGGTCGTCCTGGTGCAGGCCGTACCCGCGTTCGAGGTGTCCGGCGGCTATGGCGGCATGGTCCGCACAGCCCTGGGGCCGGTCCTGCTGGTCGTGCTGCTGCACCTACTGCTGGGCCTGGAGCTACGGATGTCCCGGGTGCGCCCGTCCGGCATCGTCGCTGACATCCTGCGGGAGGCCCGAGAGCGTCTGGTCGCCTACCTGGGCATCGGTCGGCGCGGCACCGACTCCGCCGCCATTGCGCGCAGCCGTGCTGCGGACCGGGCCGTGGTCCTGGCCGATCGGGTGGCGGAAGCTCCGGAGAAGAGCCGGAAACGTTCCAGGCGTTCCGCCCGGCTGTCCGCCGCAGTCGATGCGGCCCGGCACGGCCTGGACGCATCGGACGCGCGGGCGATGGAGGCGGCCATCGTCGCCCGGGTCGTGCGCCGCAAGTCGGTGGACGGCCTCGCTGGGATCAGTATCGAGTACGACTGGGCGGGGACGGTCACCGAGACGGTGTCCGGGACACCGGGACGCGTTGAGACGTCTCCGAAACCCGTCTCGCGTGTGTCTCGCCCGGCCCTGGCTGTCCCGTCTCGTGAGACGGCTCCCGGTGGGACGGAACTCCTCACCACGGTGGAGGCCGCCGCCCTGGCGTCCCAGCTCCGGGGCGAGACGGTCACCGCCGCAGTTATTCGCAACTGGAAATGGAGGAGTCGTCTCATCCCCGCGACCGACGTGGACGGGACGCTGTACGAGCGAGACGCGGTCGTGGCCGCAGAACTGAAGACGCGACGCGTCTCGCCCTGAGACGAGACGTCCCCGCGTCTCACCCCGAGGCGCGGGACACCGACCGAGACGCAACGACCGAGGAAGCGAGACGCACATGAGCGGGACGGACAGGCACTGGGTGGGGAACAACGACTTCGCCGCATGGGTCAAGAACATGGAGAGCACGGAGGTGCGCAGCGCGGACGACCTCCACGCGTACTGCGAGCAGGGACGCGGGGCGTCGCAGTACGTCTCGGTGGTCCAGGACCAGTTCGCGGCGGACCTGAGGATCATGTTCCGGGACGCGGACCGCAGCCCGGACCCGAAGACCGCTGCGGAGAACGCGGAGATCGGGTTCGACCCGCACTACGACCGCCGGTTCCGGGGCGTCGTGCGGGAGATGGCGAAGGTGTCCGACGCCTACGAGGCCGCCGCGAAGCACCTGTTCGCGGCCTGGCTGAAGTTCGAGAAGGCGGCCGTCCAGATGGACTCCGACCGGAAGGAGGCCGTGGCCAAGCACCGTGCGACGGCCAAGCAGTCCGCGCCGGCGGCCACGGGGTCCGCGAGGGGGTTCAAGTTCAGTGGCTGAGACCAAGGAAGAGACGGCAGGGGAGCGCCGGGCGGCTCCCCGCCGTCCGTCCGCCAAGAGCCGGAAGGACGTCACGACCGGCCCCCTGACCAGCTACCTTGTGCCGCTGGCCCTGTGCACCGGCACGATGCCGCTGGCGGTCGTGCTCCACCTGGTGTGGGGCACGTCCATGCTCATGGTCGCGCTGCTGGGGGCGCTGACGGCGCTGCTGCCGCTGTACGTGCACACCACCTGGCACAAGCGCCACGAGCACACCCGGATCACCGCGTCCGTCTTCACCCTGGTGGTGTGCGTCTGGCTGACGGTGGCCGTGGCCGCCGGGCCGTTCGGGACCGATGTCCTGGACCTGTGGGGGCTCGGCGTCCTGGTCATGCCCCTGGCCTGGGTGCTGCGGCACACCGGGCTGTCCGGGGGCACCGAGCACGACGTCTCCCGCAGCGGGGCGGACACCATGCTGGCGCGCCTGCGCACGGTCCTGTCCGGGCTGCGGGAGCACAAGGTGGTCACCGGGAGCAGCGGCACGGAGGTGAGTGCGGAGTACGCCTACCCGGCCGGGGAGATGACGGCCGCCGATGTCCAGGCGGCCCTTCCCAACATCGCCAGTGCCCTGGAGCTGCCCGCCTCCGCCGTGTCCGTCGTCCCGGTCACGGGGCCGGGCAACCGGGTCCGGATCACCGCACAGGCCGCCGACCCGCTGGCCGGGAGCCCGCTGACCTGGCCCGGCTTCTCTGCGCGGGGCACGTCGGTGAACGACTCGCCGCTCCGGTTCGGCCGCCGGTCGGACGGCCGCGACGAAGGTCTCTGGGTCTGCGGCGATCCGGCGAAGGACCGCCAGCTGGTGCACACCATGGGGGTCGGCATGCCGGGTTCCGGCAAGTCGGACACCGGCGTGGCGATCATCCTGGACGGCCTGTCCCGGGTGGACTTCGTGCCGGTCGTGGCGTCCTCGGTGAAGTTCGCGCAGACGTACGGGGACATCGCCGAAGCCCTGCCGGTAGCGGCTGACGGGCCGGAGCAGACGTTCCAGCTGATCGCCAACTTCCCTGCGGTGATCGCCTACCGCTCCCAGCTGATCGGGTCGCTCCGCAAGGCCGACGGCAGCCAGTTCAAGCAGTGGGAGCCGGAGCTGTGGACCGAGCACGGCATCCCGCTGGTGTTCGTCGTCCTGGACGAAGCCGCCTCAGTGACGCACGGGAATGAGGACTTCAACGAGGGCGTGCGCGTGCTGCGCAGCCTGGGGGTGCACTTGCTGGTGGAGATTCAGTCGGCAATCGGCACCTCCATCGACCGGAACATCCGCGACATGATCGGCCAGCGGCTGGCGCACGGCTGCATGAGTGACATCGACACCGGGTTCGCCCTGCACGACAGCACCGTCGCGGCCGGTGCCGACCCGACCAAGTGGGGCGCGAACAAGGCCGGGGCGCACTACGCGGAGCTGACCGGCGTCCCGGCCGACCAGTGGCACCTGGAGTGCCGCAGTTTCCGCACCGACGCGCCGGGGCTGCGCAGCCGGGTGCTGGCGGAGACGAAGGGCAGCCGGGCCGTGCTGGACCCGGGCACCGCGTTCCACCTGGGGAACGGGATCAAGCGCCCGGACTGCTGCCTTCCGTCGGTCCCCGACGTGGTGACCGCCGTCCTGGAGCAGGCCGGGGACACGGACACCGTCCGCTACCTGGCCGACATGCCCGCCGACGACCTCCCGGAAGCGGACCCGGAGTACGCGGACGTGGACGCCTCCGAGCCCATCCCGTACACGCTCCCGGCCGGGACACCGGTCCCGGTCCGGGCTGTGCAGCCGGCCGGACCGGCGTCCCCGGCTGCCGCGCGGGAGGCGTTCGAGCGTCGGTTCGAGGAACTGGCGGCGGAGCGCAGCACGGTCACGGCGGCCGACTTCGCGGAGGTCCGCTACGCCGTCGGCCGTTCCCGGAACTGGCCGCTGTGGGAGTTGAAGCGGCTGGAGGAGCGGGGGCTGGTGAAGCAGGAAGAGCCCGGGAGCAAGACCTGGAACGTCCGCCAACGGGCCGCGTGACGGTCGCCGTACGGTGGGACACGGGCCTTCCGGTCCGTGTCCTGCCGTGTGCCGACCGGCACATACCCGCCTGTCAGAAGCTGTGACAGCCGCCCGACAGCGGCTGACAACAGTGGTCACAACAGGACTGACAACAGCTCCTGTCGGGCCTCTGACCTTAAGTACTCATCAGAACTGTCCGTGCCTGACGTCAGCCGGGCGTCAGCTCCACCGGAAAGGACCCGCAACCATGATCCGAACTGTGGTGGCCACCGTGCACGTGGCCATGATCGCTGCTCTCCTGCTCATCCTCGGTGCCGCCATGAGCCCGTCCGCGCGCGGCGTGGGAATCCTCGGGTACGCCGTCATGGCGCTGTGCGCCGTGCTGGCCGACGTCATGATCACCTGGCCGCTGGCCGGCGGCACCCGCGCCGCCGTCCGGGTGCCGCTGAAGCTGGCCGTGCGCCGGCTCCGGAGGCGGAAGTGAGCCGCCGGTGGGGGCAGCGCCATCCCACCCGCTGGCCGCTGCTCATCTGGTCGGTGGGCGGCACGCTGATCGCGCTGGCGCAGATATGGATGTGGACCCGTGGCTGACCGCGAACCCCTGCACGGGGTGATAGTCCGCGCGGCGGACCGGCCGCTCGAGCGTTTCGGTACCGACGGCTGGCCGGTCGGGCGGCCGATGGTCGTGGAGGTGCACCACTACCATCCCCCGGAGCCGGTGGCCGCCTCCCCTCCCGCGCGCGAGGATGAGGGGTGGGACCTGCTCCGGCGGCTGACTCCGTACTTCGTGATCGCGCTGCTGGCGATCGTGTTCCTGGGCAGCCTGGCGGGGGTGCTGCTGATACTGATCCCGCCGTTCATGGCGCTGGTGGCGACGCTGATGGCGTCGCTGGTGACCATCGCGGCCTGTGCCGTGGCGCTGGTCGTGGCGCTGGTCCTGTTCAGCGCCGTGATCGGCCGGATGCTGCACACCGGCCGCCGTGACCGGACGCTGGAGAAGCTGGCCGCGAACCAGGCCCCGCGCCCGTAGGAAGTCTCCGGCCCCGCATCCGTCCCCCGGGTGCGGGGCCGCTGCATGTCCGCAGGTCGGAGCGGCGGGGGACCGGTCGCAAGAATCTTGCCGGAACCCCCTTGACGGGGGGCAGGAGAGGTGACATATTCGTATCAGCAAGGACGAACGAAGCACAACAACTGAACAAGGTGCCGGTGCCAGACCACCGGACATCCCAGAGATAAGGCCCCCGGAAAGGCTAAGGCTGGGAGGGACGGGAGAAGCCAGCGAACCTGGTCGGCGTCCACGAGTGAACAAGCCCCGCATACGTGATCACGACGTACGCAGCGAACGCAACGCGGGGCACGCGAGAACGACCATCGCCCGAGTGAGGGAGCACCCCATGAAGCAGGACGCAGGACCGGCGTTGGAGGCCAAGGCGCGCAAGGGCGACTTGATCCTGATCGAGACCGTGACGCGCAACTCCTACTCGGTAGCAGCCCGTATGGAGGCGAAGGCCGCCGGACGGGAACTGTCCCAGGAGGACACCACGTACACCTTCGGCGTGGTCGCCTCAGCGACCCGTGAGGGGTACGTCAAGTCCTGGTCATCCGTCGGGTACGGGGACGAACTAGTCAGCACGTACGCCATGCCGATCGGAACGAAGGAGCGGCGCTGGGTGGTGGGCCAGAAGGACATAGACGTTCCCGCAGCCATGAAGGCCGCGAAAGCGCACCACTGGGACGGTCACCCGGGGCAGCCCCAGCCGTTCGATTCCCTCAAAGAGGCGACTGATACTGTCCGCCCGTTCCGGATCACCCACTGACCCACCAGCCCGGCCGGAGTTCACCGCTCCGACCGGGCACTGCGACCGCAGCAGGCGCACCCCGTAGTCAACCGGCCCGGCCTGCTGCGGTCGTCACCACCGACCCAGGAAAGAGGAATCATGATGACCACGGTCCGGACCGCGAAGCGCTACAAGGTCCGCTTCGACCCGTTCACGGACGCCCCCGGCGTCATCGACCTGCGGACCGGCCGCTTTGTCCGGCACTCGGGGGACGACCGCCGGGTGCGGCAGCTCCGCGCCCGGCTGGAGAGGACTGGCCGATGATCTCCGTTGCCGTCATGATCGGGATCGCCGTGGCCTGCGGGCTGCGGTTCCTGTACCTGGTCTGGCTCAAGCGCCGGACCGCAGACGTCCTGTGGACTACCGCCACGGGCATCGGAGCCGTGCTGCTGGCGCTCCGCTTCCTGCACGAGATGCACCGCTGATCCAGGAACCGCACCACCGGCCCAGGAACGAGGAACCGTGTCCGTGTACCCGTACACCGTGATCAAGAACGTGGCCACGCTGCCGTCCGCTCCCGTCTTCGGGGAGCTGGCCGACCACCTGGGCGACTGCCCGCAGTGCTACGGCGCGTCCGGTCCGCAGCACGCGGACCCGGGCAGCGACGACACAGCCGGGCTGTGCCCCGACGGCGCGGCCGTCGTGACCGCGTTCCGCTGGGACGTGGCCGCCATGGCACAGACGGCCGCCTGGAACTGAGCGCAGCATGGCGGAGCGCGGGTACCTCCCGCGCTCCGGCCACGGGTGCTCAGCCCGATCACTGATCGAGAGGAACGACATGACTGAGCCCGCTACCACCCCCGTCAGTATCCCCGACGCCAAGCAGCGCATCGCGTTCACCGGCGACGGCCGGCACTGGCACGGCACCGTCACCCGCCACACGACACGCCCCGACGGCAGCCCCCGCCTCCACGTAGACGTGGACCCCGGCAGCAGCGGCATCAGCTCCGTGGCGTACCGGCTCGGCGATCACTTCCGCCTCACCCGTCAGGGCGAGATCTGCCCCGACTGCGGCGAGCCCGACCGTGGCCTGCCGATGTACAGCCGCCCCTGACCCCGCACTACCCCGACCCAGGAAAGAGGAATCATGGACCTGACCAAGCTCATGCACACCGCCGCCTTTGACGAGTCCAGCGACATCGGATTTGAGGACATCCGGACGTGGGCGGCGCACGACAGCGGGGGCGGCCTGCCGGACGTCGCTGCCCTACCGTTCGCCGCGTGGCTGGACGCCGTCTGGAGCGACTACGACGACGGTGAGGGTACGCAGACCAATGACGACGTCCTGAAGGGCGCTCTGGCGTACTGGACGGGGTCGGCGTGAGCGGCGCTCCGGAAGATCTCATGTGCCGTACCTGCCGGGACATCCTGCGCTGGTACGGCCACGGCGGTGTCGGCTATCTGCACGTCCATGTGGGTGGTCCGTCCCGGGGGAAGTTCTTCATGACAGACCACCCGGTCCCTGAGGACCAACGCCACAACCCGAGAAAGGACCACCGACAATGAGTGTCCCGAAGCGTCGCAAGGACTACGCGAGCAACGCCCGCAAGCGTCCGGCCAAGCAGTCCGGGTGCACCTGGTGCGGGGCGGACACCGACCACGTGTCGATGTACTGTTCCGACGCCTGTCTCCAGGCCGACATGGAGGGGATCGAGGACCGCCCGCCGGTCACCGTCCTCGCCTTCACCGTGGCCGGGTGCTCGGATGAGTACCTGGCCCGGAAGTGGAGCTGACCCCCGAGCACGCGTGGCGTACCTGCGGGCACTGCTGCCGACCCAGGAGAGAGGAAGGATGACATGACCCCGGAAGCGCAACTGCTGGTCGATGCGTCCCCGGACGTGCCCACGTCGCTGAACGCCTGCCCTGCCGACTACGCGTGGACCGATGCGCCGGTGGCCAAGCGGCTGCGGGCACTGACGGACGCGGACCTGGAGGCGGCCCGCCGGCGGGTCCTGGACCACGGCGGGGACGTGCCCCGCGAGTACGGTGCCCGGGTCTACCGCTACGCGCACCTGGTCGTGAAGGAAGGGCTCCGCCGGGACGGGGAGCGTGCCCGGAACGGCCGCTGAGTACGGCCCATCCGGACCCGCTACGTGGCGGGTTCACGTACGCACGATCCGAGGACTGTCGAAAGGAAGACGCTATGGCTATGCGGGACCACATCAGTGCCGAGGGCACCGTCACCCACAGGACGATCACCGAGACCGCCAAGGAACAGATCACCATCGCACGGGACGGTCAGCGCGAGGCGCTGGCCCGGGGTGACTCCTACACGGCGGACCTTCTCGGTGAGGCCGTCGACATGAACCTTGACCGGCTCAGCGCGCACCAGGAGTAGTGGCCAGTACGGCCCCGGGCGACCGGGGCACCTTCCCACACCTGTTGGAGGACAGCCGGCGTCCATGGCGCCGGCCGACCGGGTCCGACCCCCGGAGCGGGAGCAGGCGGGAGGTCAGGCGGGCCGCACGTCCCTCTTGGGGACAGGGCATGCCCTGCTACAGGTATCCGTAGACCGACGCCAGGCGGGGGCAGACGTGCCCCCGCCGACTTGCCCCGGCAGCTCATCCGGCAGAGCGCCCGCCCCACACGCGGGGGGCAGCAGGTTCGATACCTGCCCGGGGTTCGCAGAACCGACCCAGGAAGGAGTGACCATGCAGTTCCAGACGCCGCCCGACGGCTATGACGAGGTGTTCACGGTCGGGGACCGCTGGAGGTCCCGGACTGCCAACGTGGCCAACACGACGTACTCCGAGGTGATCGGGGTCCTGTACGACGACAACGGCGACCGGGACGCGGACCTGGTCCTGACGGTGAACCGGGGAGCCCGGGACGCCGACATGTACGGCAACGCGGCCTACCGGCCCGGCCGGGTGTACGGCCGCAGACGCTATGAGATGTCCCGGAAGTGGGAGCCGAAGCCGTTCCTCCCCTGGGTACGCGGCACGGTCTACCTGGCCAAGGGACGCGGATACGCGTCCGGACCGCTGGGCCTGCGACTGCTGTGCATTCTCGTTTTCGACAACGGGGACGCTGTCCTGGTCGATACCGGCACCCAGGGATCGGCCACGCTCCCCGCGCGTGACCGGGACGCGTACAACGAGTCCGGTCCGGTGGGCGACGATCCGTGGGAGGAGTGACCATGCCGAGACCCCGACTGCTTGACCTGTGCTGTTGTTCTGGTGCAGTGGCCGCCGGCTACACCGCCGCCGGGTTCGACGTCACGGGTGTGGACATCGTGGACCGTCCGCGATACCCGTACCGGTTCGTCAGGGCAGACGCGCTGGAATATATGGACCGGATCATCGCCTCGGGTGAGGTGGAGCAGTACGCGCTGATCCATTCGTCCCCGCCGTGTCAGGCAGGGTGCACGCTGACCGTGGGCACCAACGTGTCCAAGGGATGGGGTGGAGAACACATCGACCTGGTACCGCCCATCCGGGACCGCCTGGACCTGTCCGGGGTGCCTTACGTGATCGAGCAGCCGAACGGCAAGTCGTGGGTCCGCAAGGACGTCACCCTGTGCGGGGAGATGTTCGCGCTGGGTGTCCTGCGGCACCGGAACTTCGAACTGGGGCGCTGGTCCACACCCCGTCCGGCACATGTCCGGCACCGGGGTTACGTCCGTGGGTGGCGGCACGGGGAGTATCGCGACGGTCCGTATGTCGCGGCCTACGGTGACGGTGGCGGCAAGGCGACCGTGGAGGAGATGCAGCGGGCCATGGGCATCGACTGGACCGATGTCCGGGAGGAACTGACCGAAGCCGTTCCGCCGGCTTACGGCGAGTGGTTGGGTCGCGCGTACCTCACCGGCCGGGAGGAGTGACCATGTCCCGCCAGCCGTACACCGGCGCTCCGCTGAGCGACCGGGAGCTGTACGTCCTCCAGCGGGCCGCGCTCGGGGACACGTACCTCCGGACCGCCCGCCTGCTGTACCTCTCCCCGAGCCAGGTCCAGCACGCGGCACGGCGCGCGATAACCAAGATCGGGGCGCGGAGCCTGACCCACGCCGTGGTCGTCGCCATCGACTGCGGACTGATCCATCCCGGGGACTGCGGCACTGTCCGCACCTACTACTGGCACCTGCGCCACAGCCAGGTCCCCGATACGGGGTGCACCGCCGCCTACCTGGACGGTGAGCGCCGTAAGTACCACGACCGCCGCAAGGAGTACGGCGGTCTCCGCTGACGTACCGCACCACCGATACAGAAAGGATCTCCGCATGTCCGAGACACGGAAGCAGGTCGTCCCCTACCAGGTACGCGGCAGGGAACTCGACTCGGCCAGCGCGAACGCGAACATGGTCTTCGAGCTGGGTCCGCGCTACAAGAGGCCGCACGACGACACCACGGTCATGCGGGTGTTCCACCGCACGATCGACGGGGATGTCTCCGTGCTGCTGGAGCGGGAGCACATCCCGGTCGTAGCCGCGTGGCTGGCGCGGACCGCGCCGCCCTCGGAGACCGGCGGCCCGCCGGACACCGGCCCGCAGCCGGACGGCTCGTACCAGGAGCCGACGATCTACTACCGCCAGACGGTCGTCAACGACGGCCTGATGGTGATCCGCGACCTCCAGACCACGGCCACACTGCGACGCCACGGCGGCCAGGTGTCCGTGAGCATCGCCTGGAACGGCTCCGGCCGGAGTGTCGGAGTGCGCCTGGACGCCGGGCAGGTGGCCGACACCATCGCCTGGCTGGAGCACGCCGACGCCTTCGGGTGGGACGGCTGGAAGTCCGGGGTGACGCCGTGATCCCGATGCCGTGGGCCGCACCGGAGCCGGTGCTGGTGGAGGTCACCGTGCACTGGCACTACCGGGGCACGGAACTGGAACACACCACGCCGGTGTTCCTCACCGACACGGACAACGACCATACCCGCTCCGACGTCCTGGAGAAGGTGTCCCTGGCTGCCACCGGCGGCACGAGGTACGCCCCGTACATGGAGCTGACCGACGCCGTCCGGGTCTCCGACGGCCGTCCCTGGTACGTGGGGAGGTTCAGATGATCCGGGTCACCTGGCGCTGGCTGGGCACCGAGTATGACAGTCCTGAGCCGCACACCACGGACGTCCGGCTGGCCGGGCGCGGCTACGTCGGCGAGATGGAGGTCCGGGAACTGGTGGCCGTGGCCGCTACCGGCCGCCGGGAGGACGCGCAGTACCTGGCCATCACCGGTGTGGGGCGCACCCCGCTGGACGAGAGGGACGGACGGTGATACACACCCTGCTCCACGTGCTGGGCATGGACAACGGGAGCGGACCCTTCTACCTGGCCCTGTCCGGATGGATGGGCCTGCTGGGCTTCATCGGGGTCATCTGGACGACCCTGCGGAAGTACAACTGCGAGGTGCACGGCTGCCCGCGTATCGGCCGCCACGGCACAGCGGCGGGGCACACGGTCTGCCGCAGGCACCATCCGGACGGGGCACCGACGCACGCGCACATCCTGCGCGCGCACCGTGCCGCCGTCCGGGCCAGGGAAAGCGCCACGGACGCGGTGCTTCCCACCGACCCGGACGCGTAGGACAGTTCGTACCAGGAACCCGATCGAGGAAGAGGAACCATGGCGCTGCCCTACGCGCTGGACGGCATGGTGCCGATCTGGCATGTCCCGGTGATGCCCGCTGCCGCCGCCTACCGGCACGGCAGCGATCACCTGAGGAACTGCCCCCGCTGCGCGTTCACCGTGTCGGAGGCGCTGGAGGACGCGGAGCTGTGCGGCACCGGCCGCCTGCTCAACGCGCGGCTGAAGGCCGCGTACCGCTCCACCGCCGCTGCCGCCCGGTGGAACTGAGGATCTGCCCCGCCGCCGGCTCCGGGCAGCCGCCCGGAGCTCGCCGGCACCGTCTCCGGTACACGGAGACCGACTGACCGCCGCGAAGCCCGCAGACGGGCGTACACGGCCCTGACAGGAACGAGGAACCGATCATGAGTACTCACCGGTGCTGCCCCCACGGCAGCAACGAGATAGCCGCGTACGGCGCGGGCAGTACCGACGCCGACCACCGCGCGGACCGCACGGCCCGCGAGTGGGGCGGAGGCGCGCACGTCCACTACGACGCGGGGAGCGACTCCTTCACCGTCGTGGTGGCGCGCGCCTCCCGGGTCCTGGTGGCCTACGGCGAACCGGCGCACCTTGCCGCCTTCGGGCGGTAGCGCCGGTGACCGTGCAGTGGCCGCTGAGGGCGGAGCTGAACACACCCGGCGGCACGCTCTGCCACGCACCCGGCACCCACGCGGCCCGGGTGCTGCCGGAGGCGGGGACGGCCATCACGGCGTGCGCCGTGGTCGTCAACACGTTCGACTGGGTTCACGACGACCTGGAGGCGTACCCGGTGACCTGCCGCGCGTGCGCCGGTGCAACGAAGGTCTGACCACAGCATGGCGGGGAACGGCCGCGCGCCGCTCCCCGGCCACGGGTGCTCAGCCCGGACCGACGGAGGAACGAGGAAACGACCATGGGATCTACGAATACGTTCGCACCGACCGCGCCGGTCCTGCGGAGCAGGGCGGGTGCCGACTGGCGCACCGACCGTGTCACCACCGGGGAGCTGCGCGCGGGGAACGCCGTCCTGGACCCGGCAGCAGCGCCCGGGGCAGCCGCCACCGCGCGCCGCCTGGTCGTCCTGGACGGCAATCCCCGGGCGGTGGTCATCACCGTCCGGGGACACCTCATGACCGTCTTCGAGGTGACCGGCCAGGACGCCGACTCCGGGCAGTACGTCAGCTGGACGGCCACGCTGGTGACCGCCTGGCACCGGGTACGCGGGTCGGTGTGATCGCCGTCGTCATCGGCGGTGTCCTGATCGTCCTGGGCACCGCCGCCCGTATCCGACTCATGATCCAGGCCCGCAGGGAGCGGGCACGGACCGCCGACCACCGAGAGGAGTAGCCGTGGACCGGCTCACCGACAAGCAGCGCGAAGCACTGCAGTACGCCGCTCAGGGCCTGACCGACCAGCAGATCGCCGCTGCCCTGGGCATCAGCCGGGAGTCGGTCAACGACCGGATGCGGACCGCCATGCTGAACCTGGGGGCGCAGACGCGGGCACAGGCCGTGGCCGCAGCCCTGACGGCGAAGCTGATCACATACCGGGCCGCCACGTGACCCGGGACCCGGTCGTCACCCGCTGGGAGTGCGCCGCGCCGCGTGAGGGGCAGCGGTTCCGGATCGTCCGGCAGACCCGCCAGACGGTCACCGTCCTCGGCACCGGTCAGCGGTTCACGCTGCGCACGATCTACGCATGGGCACCGGTCCCAGAACCGCCGCAGCCGGACGGCGTACGATCCACCTGACGGCCCGCTGCGGTCACCCATCCCCCCGGGACCTGTGGCGGGCCGTCCCCGTACCCGACACCGGAAGAGGGACCATGACCCGCTCGAAGACCCGCCTCACCGCCGCCCTTGCCGCGCTGCCGCTGCTGGCCGCCGGATGCGCGGCGGCCGACGCGTCGGTGGCGCGCACACAGGTGACGGAGGACTACCTGGGTCCGTCCGTCGCCACGGCCGGGGAGGCAGTCTCCGCGTCCCTGGTCGTCCACGCCCCCGCCGGGCTGCGCGTGGACGCCGTCGGCGTCGCCGTGCGCGACTCCCACGGACGCAATCTCGACTTCCCCGGCAAGGAGGCCGCGACCATCGGCCCTGCCGGGCTGCGCTACACCTCGAAGCCGGAGGCGTTCGCGGCCGGGACCTACCGGGTCTTCGGTGCCTACCGGATCGCCGGGGTCTGGACGGACCTGCCGGCCGGCACGCTGACCGTGGCACCGGCCCCGGCCGCTCCCCCCGCGCCGGTGCCGACCACGGCCGCGCCGACGGGGTCCGTCACCGGCCCGGACGGCATCCCCGGCACCTGGCACCCGGTCTTCGATGACGAGTTCAACGGCACCTCGCTGGACCTGTCCAAGTGGCAGCCGGGATGGCTCTCGAACGCGGCCACGACCCCGCACGTGAACGGCCTGGAGGACCAGGGGTACGCCCGCGCCAACGTGAGCGAGTCCGGCGGGGACCTGCACCTGACCCTGAACAGCCTGGGGGCGATCGTCAACACGGATGAGTCGGGCAAGCCGTTCAGCTACACGCACGGCGTGGCCGAGTTCCGCGTCTGGCTCCCGGGCACCGGGTCCGTGGTGGACGACTGGCCCGCGACGTGGACCGACGGGACCGGCACCTGGCCGGTCACCGGGGAGGACGACGTCATGGAGGGGCTGTCCGGTGGGACCGGCTGCCACTTCCAGAGCGTCCAGGACCACGGCGTCTCCGGGAACTGCTCCAACACCGGACCCGGCTGGCACACCTTCGCCAGCGACTGGGAGCCCGGGTCCGTGACCTACTACTACGACGGCAGGCAGGTCGGGAGGATCACGACCGGCACCACGGACGCACCGATGTACCTGATCATGGATATGACGTCCGGAGCCACTATCGGGGGGCCCCGGGTACCCGCGACGATGCTCGTAGACTACGTGCGCGTCTGGCAGAAATGAGGGAACGAACCATGTTCAAGATCCTGGGCAACCTGCTGGTGCCTTTCCACAAGAGGCGGGTGGCCGCCGCCCGGAGCAACCTGCGCACCGCGTCCGCCAACATGGACACCGTCCGGCGCAACCGGGAGCTGGCCCGCGACGTCCGGGCTATGAGGAAAGCGGGCACGCTCCGGTGACAGAGGCTTATGACCCGCAGCCCGGGGACGTCGGGCTGACTCAGATCCACGGAGACGTGGGGATGCTGATCCGCTTCGGCCAGTGGCTGAACGGGGACGGCTTCGCGAACTACGAGCACGCTTTCGTCTTCACCGGGGACGGCATCGTGGAGGCCATGCCGGGCGGGGCACTGTACAGCCGGCTGGACAAGTACCCGGCCGACACTGTGGCCTGGCTGCGGTGCCCGCCACTGGACGGGTCGGCCGTGGCCGCCGCCGCGCTCACCTACGTGGGTGTGCCGTACAGCTTCCTGGACTACGTCGCCATTGCCGCGCACCGGCTCCGGCTGCCGGTACCGGGGCTGCGGTCGTACATCGCCAGCACGGGCCACATGATCTGCTCCCAGCTGGCCGACTCCGCCGCCCTGCGGGGCGGCTGGCGGCTGTTCACGGACGGGAGGTGGGACGGCTACGTGACCCCCGGCGCACTGGACCACTTGCTGGTCGTCCAGCAGCAGACCGGTCCCGAGGAACCGGTAAGAGAAGATCCACCGTCCCCGTAGGCGGGCGGCTGACACAGGAACGAGGAACCGATCATGGCAGCATACGAGTACCGCGTGGAGGACCCGATCCCGGCCACGCACCCCATGCGGAAGATCCGGTGCAGCGGCTGCGGCCACGGTCCGGAATGGCACACCGACGCCGGTTGCGGGGAGTGCCAGCTGGACCGGGTCGGCGAGCCGTGGCGGCACACGTACAGCCTGACGTCCGGGAGGTTCTGACCGATGGCCGCCGGAGTGCTGGACAGGCCGTGGACCGACGCCTGGGAGCGCGCTGTCCGACTTCGCCTGTATTGTCCGAGCTGCGGTGAGGTACGCGGCCGGACGATGGCCGGGACACCGGAGTTCACCCAGGACCCCTGGCAGGTGCTCGGACACTTCCGCTACGTGTACGAGGGTCAGCGGACCGTCCGCACGCTCTGCCACGGCGGTCCGGTGGACCCGGTGAAGGACCGCGCGCCGTAGGACGGCGCACAGCGAAGGCCCCGTACCCATCACTGGGTACGGGGCCTTTCTGCGTTCACCGCCAGGCGGTACCGGCCTACGCGCCGGGGCGCGCACCCCGCTTGCCGACGGCCACCGGCGAGACGCCGTGCCGGACCAGCAGCATGAGCGCGGAGGTGATCAGTGCGTCGATCGCGCCGATGGTCGCGGGGTTGGCGTCGAAATGGTACCCGGCCAGCAGCGCGGCCACGGCCCCTACCAGACCGGTGAAGGCGGCCGGGGCAATGGGCCGGGTGAGTGCGGCGGTGACGGCCGCGCCGACGGCGGCTATCACGGCGGTCCACAGACCGGCCTGTGCGGACGTCAGGCCGATGTTGAACGTGACGACCAGCGCCAGGGCGGAGCTGATCACCGCCATGATGAGCGCGGGCTCAGTGCCGAACGGCTTGTACATGGGCTTGTTCCTTCTCCCCTTCGTCCGCCAGGAGGCGGCTGATCCGCTTCCGGACGGTGGTCTCATGGCATCCGAGGTACCGCGCCGTGGCCGCGTACGACCCGCGTAGCAGGTACTCGAAATACACTGTACGGCTGTCCACGCTCAAGGCGGGTTCCTGCCACGTCATGCGGTGACGGTGAAGCCGTGCCGCGTCCCCAGCCACGTCAGCGTGGTCTTCCCGGGGATGCCGTCCGCGTCCGCGCCACGGTACCCGCGACGGCGCTGGAGTGCCGCGTACGCGGCCACGGTGGCGGAGCCGAACGACCCGTCGTAGGCGTACTCGTTGCCCAGCAGCCCTTCCAGCCGCAGTGCCGCTTCCACCGGCTTCACGTCGGCCGGACGGGTCGTGTGCCCCTGGGCTGCCTGCGGGTCGTGCTCCGCCGCGTACACCGTGTTCTTCAGCGACACCTTCGGCTTCGCCGGGACCGGCGGCGGTGCAGCCGGCGTGAACGCGGCCACCCATGCCCGGAGCGCGTCCGGCTCCAGGTGGCAGTAGTCCAGGTCCACGGTCCGCGCGGCGTACTGGTGGAACAGCCACGGTGCATCGATCCCCGGCGCGCCCGCCAGCAGCCCGGACGTGGCGATCCACAGGAAGTCCTGGTAGTAGCCGGAGGTGTCCACGTCCAGCCAGTAGTCCTTGTTGCAGTACAGCCCGACCGGGTTGTGCGGCAGCTTCCCCTTGACGTAGGCCAGCCACGCCTCCTTGTACGCGAACTGCCGGGTGAGCGGCACGCCGGCGTTGGCCGCGTCGTAGCCCTCCCAGTCCAGGACGACCAGGTGGCCCGGCTTCACGGCCGCGTGCGCCAGGAAGTAGTCCGCCTCCACCGTCACCTGGTCGGCCATGTGCGGGTAGTGGTAGGCACCGGGAACGAGGCCGCCGGAGACGGCGCGCGCCGTCTGCGCGGTGTACTCGGGGTTCTGGTAGGTCGTGCCCTCGGTCGCCTTCGCGAAGGCGAACGTGAGCCCGGCCGTGGGCGGGGCCGGGGGCTGGTACGAAGCCCAGTCCTGGCCGTACGAACCGGTCATGTCAGCTCCCTGCGGGGTTGTTGACGATCCACTGGTGCACGGCGTCCAGCTCCGCCGCCGTCTCGGAGGCCACCACGGCGTCGTTGGTGACCACCAGGTGGTTGTCCTGGAGGGCTTCGCCGCTGTGGCTCCAGTTGGTGGAGCCCAGGACGGTGACCGACCCGTCCACCACCATGACCTTGTCGTGCATGATCGCACCCAGGCGGCTGGTGCCGATGGCTATGTCGGCCGCCGGGTACGCCTCCTTCAGCAGGATGCGCTTCTCCTCCGAGTACGCGGCCTGGGAGCTGTCCAGGGTGATCTGGACGGACAGGCCGGACCGGATGGCCGTCTCCAACCCTGCGGCCAGGGCCGTGTCATCGAACGCGTACATGGCCACCTGGATGCTGACCGTCGCCGTGGCGACCAGTTCCAGGAGCGCGGCGTGGATATCGTCGTCCGGTGCGTAGAGCACCCGCAGGTTGGCCGGGTAGCCAGACGGCAGCGGGACGTGCCGGTACTGGTCCAGGAAGGTCAGGTCTGCGTAGGTCACGGTGTCCTCGAAGCGGTAGGGGACGGAGTCGGTGGCGGGGAGCCGGCGAACTGCTGGCAGTCGAGGGCATCGTACCCGTTCTTGATCACGACAACCGACCGGTCGAACGCGGCCTTGTCCGTGGCCGCCGCCCGTGCGGCGGCCGTGTCCCCGGCCAACAGCAGCGAGTAGAGCGGGCAGAGCGTGTCCCGCCGGGTGGTGGTCTGGCTGGTGTTCAGGCGGTCGGTCAGCTGGGTGACCCGGACGTCGTTCGCGTGGATCTGGAGCCAGCCGACACCGATGATCGCGGACAGGACGATGTCCACGGCCACGGACACGGCCACCCAGAAGATCATCCGCCGGTTGGTCCGGGCACGCTTCGCCAGGGATACGAACTGGTTGCCGGAGTCCTCCGCCAGGGAGCCGATCTCCGCCAGCACCGCCTGGCCGACGCGGACCAGTTCGTCCACCCGGGCCGCGTCCGGCGCTCCCGGTACGGGCTCAGGTTCCGGGCTCTCCGGCGGCTGTGCCGTCTCCGTCATCGTCTCCGTCCTTCACCGGGGGGTGTGCGGCTTCCTCACGCAGCTGCCGGGACACGTTGAGAAGATCCTCAGCCAGGTGGTCCGCGTGGCTGGCCATCCGGGTCATCAACGTCCGCAGACGCCGGGACTCCTTCAATAGCTCTTCCACTGACGGCTCCCGGGCCACGTGGTCATCTCCGGCGTGTGTTCGCGGATCGAGCAGCGTTGACGTCCCGGGTGGTGTCGGCCAAAGCCTGGGACGTCCGGGCAAGCGTGTTGACGTACTCATTTCTTACCACCTCGGATAGCCTACTCAGCTCTTCGGTCACCCGGTCCGCCCGTGCCGACTCCTTCGCGGTCCGGGCGTCCGCGTCCGCCAGCATCTTCGTCAGCCGGACGATCTCCTGGTCATGGTCGAGGTTCGACTTCTGGAACAATGCACGCGCCACCATCACGGCTATCACGGCTATCAAGCCCACGGCACCGTACTGGGTCAGCACGTTCACGATGGGGGTCACGGCAGCAGCCTCTCAGTCCTTGCGGGTCCGCATCCATGATCCCAGGTACCCCCGACTGTGTTGAAGATGTGAACGTACCGGTTGTGTCCCAGTGGTCAGGTGTTGTCCAGGTAGTAGCTGATCCCGTTGAAACTGACCCAGGCAGGTGCGGGTGTGGCTACCCCGACCGTGTGGGTGTGGGCGCTGAGCGTGTGTGCGTGCGAGCCGACCACGCCGTGGCTGTGGTCCGGGGTGGAGTGGCTGTGGCCGCCGTAGACGTAGTGGAAGTGCGCGCTCATGGAGTGCGTGTGACCGCCGTAGACGTAGTGGGTGTGCGCGGTCCCGGCGGTCTGCGCGCCGGTGGACTCGTCAATGCCCGCGAAGCCGCCGGTGTCGGTGCTGGTCGTGCTGTCCGGGGACGTGTTCTCGTCAACGCCCACGACGTTGGTCGTGCCGCCGCCGGAGGTCGTGGTGTTGTCCACCGGGTCCACCGTGTTGGTGGAGTCCGTGGACGGCCCGGAGACGGTGACCGGACTCAGCACGGGAGTCGGGCTGCGTAGGTTCACGGAACCGTCCGTGCTGAAGTCGATCTTCACGGAGAAGACAGCGCCCTGCGCATCCCGGGCCGCGTTCAGGGAGACCAGGCTCGCCGGGACATACCCGGCCGGGATGCCACCGCTGGCGATGATGGCGGTACTGCTGCCGTCGGACGCCGCGCCGCCCTTCCAGTCCATCCGCCACGACCCGTTGTCCCACACCCGCCGGTAGCGGACGGAGCCGTTGCCGTTGCCCCCGTGGGTGAACCCAGCCCCCAGCGGGGCGAGCGTCCACCCGGACGCGGAGAACTGCGCGGCCAGCTGCCCCAGCGCGAACAGGTTGGCGTCCTGCTTGACGATCAGGCAGGTGTCCCCGACCACCGGCGCGTAGCTGTCCAGGTAGACCACACCGGTGATCGTGGTCGTGGTGTCGCCGTTGACCTGGACGCTGAGCGTGGGCGGGACGTCCGTGGTGTCGATGGCCGTCACCTGGCCCTTGATCACCGTGGCAGGGTCGAACGCCAGGATCGACTGCTGGCTGATCGTGGTGGCCAGGTCGCGGATCTGGGAGGTGAGCGCCGCCGCGTCGGCCGCCGCCTGGGCCGCCGCCGCGTCGGCCGCCGACTGGTCCGGGGTCTCCGGCGGATCTGCGGGTACGGTCGGGTCCGGCGGGGCGCTGGGAGTGGCCATCAGCTCGTACTTTTTTTCGCTCGCAGGGTCAGTGACTGAGTGGATGCCGCGTCCAGCGGCACCGTGAAGGCGTCCACGGCGTACAAGCCGCTGACGTTGGCCCCCGGCTGGTCCACCTGGACCACGTCCCCGGCCTCGTAGTCCGGGTTCACGATGCCGGTGGCGGACAGCTGGCTGGAGAACCCCAGCTGTCCCGACAGCAGGGCCTGCGCGGTCGTCAGCGCGTCCGCCGCCGTGGTGATGGTCTGGTCGGTGACGAACTGCGGCACTGCCCCGTACGGCCCCAGGTAGTAGGTCGCCGATGCCGGGTCGTCGTCCCAGGCCGTGGCCGTCACCGCCGGGGCCGTGTTGCCCGGGGACGCGCCGGTCACCACGACGCCGTTGTACCCGGGATCGTCGGTGAAGACCTGGGTCATGTCGATCAGTGAGCAGTTCTGCCCGTCGATGTAGGTGAACTCCGGCGCGGGCAGAGCGCTGATGTCCGGCGGCGGGGCGATCACCACCCACCCGTCTACATCGAAGTAGATATCGCAGCCGAGCGACGACGCCAGGGAGGTCACGGCCGTCCATGGATCGCTGCTGGCGTCGTAGAGCTGGGGGGCAGCCGTGGTCCGGGTCGTGCTGATCGCGTCGTACTGGAGGTCCGGGAAGGTCAGCGCCAGGATGCCCTGGACAGCGGTCACCAGGTTGGTGCCGGTGGCCACCGTGTACGGGACCAGGAACTTGTTCCGGCTGACCGTCCGGGACAGGTCGGACGCCTCCAGCGTGATCTGGGGAGCGCCGGTGGCCGCCGTCTTCACCGACGACTTGGACAGCCGGAAGATCCCGAGCGGGACCACCTCCGTGGTCCCGTCGTCGTACAGCACGCCCCGGTACGGCCGCAGCTCCGTCCCGAAGGGCGTCAGCAGGGAACTGGTACCGGTCGGCACCAGCACGCCCAGCGGGTCGATGCAGGTGACCTGGCAGGTGCGCCGGGTCGTGGCGGTCCGGTCCACGGTGACGCTGCCGCCGGTGACGGGCAGCCGGACCGTCTGCTGGGTCGGGGAGACGACGTCCACGTAGCTGTACACCGTGTGGGACAGCTTGATCTCCGCCAGGAACCGGTCAGTGGCGCGCTGGACCACGGCTCACCACCGGCCCGACGTGGAGGGCAGCCGGGCCGGCTCCGCTTCCTGGACACGCTCCCGGGCTCCGCCCGGCTCGAACGCCTCGAAGTGCCGGTAGACGTGCCGCAGCCACTCCCGGGGGCGCTCCGCCGCCGCGCGCTTCAGGCAGACGTCCTGCGGCGTGTCCAGGACGACCACCCGGAAGCCCTTCAGCGCGAACGCCTCCCGCTCCGCCGCCTTCGGTGCACACTTGATCACCCAGGCGTCCACGTCCCGCCGCCGGGCGTACAGCTCCAGCACCGCGTCCCGGGCCGCGAAGACGTACGGCTTGATCGAGGGGGCGTGGTAGTGCTCTTCGTCCCCTCCCAGCGCGCACATGAGCGCGTCGAAGTCCACGACAAGGTCCCCCGGGCGCTTGTGCCGGGCCACGTACAGGTTCTTGCCGGAGCACGGCGCGCCGGTGACCAGGGTCATCACAGCTCCACGCACCCGATCACCGGCAGGAACAGCAGGCAGGTGGGCGACGGCGCGGCGGAGGTCGGAGCCGTGGACGGCGCGGCGGAGGTGGTGCCCGGTGCCGGTGTCACCGGATCGACCGGCACCGGGGTCAGGGTGGTGGACGGTGCGGGAACCGGCACACGGCGCGGGGGCCGGCTCCGGGTGGACGTCGCCGTGGCCGGCGTGGTGGAGGGGGGCGGTTCGCTCCCGGCCGTGGACGGTGCCTGTGCCGGGGTCGTGCCCGCGCTTGCGCCGGGCTGGGACGGTTCGCTCCCGGTGGACCCCGTCGCTTGCACCGGGGACACGGACACGGTCACACCCGGCAGTACCGTACCGACGGTAAAGGACGACGTCTTCCCCGGCGCGGTGACGTCGATCCGCTGTACAGCCGCCTGCGACGTCGCTGGAGCCGCAGTGGTGCCGGTGCCCGCGCTCGTGCCGCTGCGTCCGGCAGAGGCGCTGCCGTGCGCCGTGGCGGAGGCACCGGGCACGACCGGACCGCCCGCCGCAGCGGTGCCGCCGGACCCCGGTGCAGGGATCGTGGGACCCAGTGCGGCGGGCGGTCCGAGCGGGGCGAGGCCGGAGTCATGGTCTGCCAGCAGGATGCCGCCCCCGGCGGACGCGGCCAGGATTCCGGCGGCCGTCCAGCGCCGCCAGTGGACCGGCCTGCGGTGTGCCGCGTGCGCGGTGCGCCACCAGGCCGGGCGGTTGTGACTGGACATCGGTTCCTCCCGCCGCCAGGGTCTCAGGTGTTCGGTGTGACCTCGGTGAATGTGACCTTGACGAACCGTACCGGGTTGGTCCGGCGCTGACCGGTCACCTGGATCTCCCCGGACAGGTCGCCGTTCGGGCGCACCCACCACGCGTGGTCCACGTCGCTCTGGAGGAACAGCGTACGTCCCAGCTTCAGCAGGGCCTTCAGCTGGAAGTACTCCGCATGGTTCATGACCAGGGTCAGCTGGAAGCTGTCCGCCTTGTAGCCCTCGGTGAGCACCACCGGGTAGTCGGCCCCCAGCGGCTGGTAGACGGAGGACGTGTTGGTTGTGCCGACGGCCAGCGGGTTGGCCTGGACCCGCAGCATCATGTTGCTGTCCGGGTCCACCATGTCCTTGAGCCACCAGTTCGACGCCACCAGCGACACTTCGTCGCTGGTGGGTCCGTAGCCGGAGACGAACTGGTCCCCGGCCAGGCCGTAGGCCACCGTCTGTGCGCGGTAGCGCCGGTTCGTCAACGGGACCACGGTGTGGTCGATGACCGTGATCAGGCCCGACAGCGGGTCGTAGGACGGCGGGGTGTCGGTGAACCCGGGCAGCACGGTCCAGTCCCCGTACCCGGTGCCGGGGTCGTCGGCGTACTGGATCACCGGCACCGACCAGACGGCGTGGGCCGTGCGCCCGGTGCCGTTCCGCCAGACCACGGCGTCGCCGATCATGATCCCGATCCGGTCGAAGTAGATCAGGTCGGAGACCGCCCGGCCGGAGACCGAGACGGACCCGGAGATCCGGGTGGTGCCGTCGGGGACCGTGAAGGTGGCCGCCGACGCCGTCCACAGCGTGGTACTGAACGGCGTGCCCTGGGCCGTGGCCGTGCTGATCAGCTCATTGGCCCGGTAGAAGGACAGGGACAGGTACGGCGTACCGCTGCTGCTGCCCAGGAAGCTGGCCACGAAGGTGGCCTGGTTGCCCCCCAGGACCAAGATGTTCGGGTCCAGCTTGGACAGGTCCACCGACGCCGGGAGCGTCGCCTTCGCCAGCCCGGCCGTGATCGGCGTGGCCGGCCGGATGATCCCGATCCAGCTGGCCGCCGACGTCAGCACGGAGCCGGAGCCCGGAGTGAACACGCCGGTGACGGAGGTGTTCCCGGTCGGCACCACGCCGTTGGAGTCGTACACGGCCGTGGTCACCCACGGCGTGGCGCTGCCCACGGTGGTGTCGGCCCGCTCCGTCTCGTTCGCGCCGGGGGACGGCGGGGACGGCAGCGGCTTGATAAACCCCATCCATGACACGGCCGCGTAGAAGCTGCGGCTGATCTCCCCGAAGCCGCTCTGTGCGCCCGCGCCCACCGGACCGTTGGAATCGGCCAGTGCCACGGCGACCTCGTACCAGGTCCAGTCCTGCTGCACCCAGTCGTTGGAGCGCATTGCTGTCTCCGAGACGCCCCAGGTCGGGGTGTAGATCGCGGAGGCCCCGAAGATGCTGACCCGCCAGGCGGAGCTGTTGGTGTTGGTCACGGTGGCCGTGGTGAGGAAGTCGCTGTTGTTCGTGGCGGACACGTTCTCCGCCAGGAACTGGTTCGCGGCCACGTCGGCGTTCCGGTAGGCCGACGCCTCCGACAGCATGGCGACCGTAGACGAAGACGACAGGACCCCGGTCCAGCTGGTCGGCTCGCTGCTCCCGGCCGTGCGCTTGAACACGGCCATGGTCTGCGGCCCGGTGCCGTCGCTCTGGATCTTCTGGTGCACCAGGGTCCAGCCGGACGGGGCGTTCACGGTGGTGATGGAGCCGAACACGGACAGAACCGCGATCATCAGGTCACCGGACACGACCCCCGACGGCCGGTTGATCGTGTAGGACGTGGTGGTGGCCGTGCTCCCCCAGGCCGTGGCACGGCCGACGTAGGCGATCGGGGGCACCACCGACGGGGGCAGGATGTTGGCGGTCATGCTGCCGCCGGTGGTCGGGGACGCCACGGCGAAGGCCGCTACCCTCCACGCGTTCGGGTCGGTGTTGGCGACCGTGGCCGTGGTGGCGTACAGCGGGGTGGGCGTGGACCGGGACGACACGTTCTCCGCCAGGAACTGCTGGCTGACGTCGGCCGCGCCGGAGTAGGCCACCACCACCGCCTCCCGGCGGGTGGAGACCGTGCCGACCACCCCGGCGTACGAGGACGGCTCACCGCCTCCGCTGGACCGGGCCAGCACCCACAGCGTGGTCCCGGACGACGTGGCCGTGTCCACCAGCGTCCACCCGGCCGGGGGAGTGATCGAGCCTGCCACCGACGACGTCACGTAAGCGATCATCAGGTCGGTGGCGACCACCCCGGCCGGGGTGTTCAGCGTGTAGTCGCTGCCGGACGTCGGGGTGGTGAAGACGGTGCCGGTGGCCCGGTAGCCGATCGAGGGGGTGATCCCGGTGTACGTGATCCTGTTGGTGGAGGTCCCGTGCGACCCGGTGCCGGTCGTGGCCACCAGCGCGATCGTGGACCCCGAGGACGCCACCCAGCTGGTGGCCGTCGGAGAGTCGCCGGTGGCCAGGAAGCTGGACAGGATGTTCCGGGACGCGTGGCCGCCGTCGGACCACAGTGAGTTGGTGCCGTACATCAGACCGACGTGGTCCACGTTGTGGATCTCCGCGTTCGCCGGGGACACCACCTCCAACTGGACCGCTGCCCAGACGGCTGCGGCCGGGACGGTGCCGGTAGCGGTGATCTCCGTCCAGGTGGAGGTGGAGTCCGTCCCGGTCCCGGTGAGCGTCCCGGAGACGGAGGAGAAGTTCATGTCGTAGAACAGGCAGCGGATGTTGATCGTGCGTCCCGTGGCCGCCGCCAGGAACTGGGACCGGACGGTGACCGGCGCGCCGGCCGCTATCGGGACCATGGTGGAGCTGGCGGACATGGTGGCCGCACTGGACGCGGTCAGGCGTCCCGACGCCACCCCGGCGTACGAGACGGAGGTGTCCTGGACCATCACCGCGTTGGCGGTGGTGTACTCCAGGGCGTCGGTCAGCGTCTCGAAGTCCGCCTGCTGCACCGAGAGCAGGTTGGAACTGTCCCGCAGCGTGAGCGCGACGGAGGACGTGTAGGCGTCCGGGACGACCGAGACGACACCGATCCCCGGGACGCCCGAGACGGTGTTGTCGTTGCCCGGGACACCGGGAGCGGGACCGTCCACCGAGAACGACCGGGACGCCCACGGCGAGACAGCGCCGGAGCTGGAGACGACCCGGACGTATACCGCGTAGTTGTCCGGGTCCAGGGAGGTGGGCAGCGTGTCCGAGACGATGTCCCCGGTCACGGTGGCTGCGTACACCGGCGGGGCCGTGTCCGGGCTGAAGGAGGGGTCGGCCGCCTGGATCGCGGTGAAGACCCGGTAGTCGGCAGAGGTCTGGAGGTCCCCGTCCGGCTGCGCGTAGGTCCACGTGACCGTGGGGGAGGGGGTCAGCACGGTGCCGGTCGGCCCGGTGACGGTCACCACGGCCGCCGCCCGGTAGTTGACCACGGCGTACAGCTCGTAGACGTTCACACAGCCGCCCACGGCCGTGTAGGTGAAGCACTGGAGGAGCAGTTTGTTCAGCCGGTGGACGTCCCAGGCGTAGCCCAGCGGGTCCCGCGAGTAGGTGCCGACGGTGTAGGTGGTCGGCGTGGACGTCGGGTAGATCGTGCGGGAGGTGAACCGGGACGTGTCGTCGGTACAGCTCATGTTCACGGTCAGCGAGACAGCGGCACTGGTCGTCTTCGCGCAGCGGACCTGGATCACCACGGAGGTGATCACGGCTCCGGCCGGGACGGTGGTGACGTCGATCGGGAAGGAGCAGCAGGCGCGGCCCTTGCTCGCCGGGCACGCGCAGTAGTTCGTGTCCGAGGTGCTGGACCAGCACTGGTTCAGGGTGGCGAAGGCTCCGGCGAAGGTCCACCCCTCGTTCCGGAAGTCGGTGATCGGCTTGTGGCTGAAGGAGGTCACGGTTTCCTGCCTACTCCCTGCTTCAGCGCCAGCCGGAGCTGTGGGACCACGGTACGCCCCAGATGGTCCATGGTCTCCGGGGTGGCGTTCCCGGTGATCGTCACCGGCATGTTGACCGTGACGTCCCCGCCGCCGCCGGACAGGGCGTTCCGCAGGTCGGCGTTCGACATGATCGACTCTCCGCCCCGGGTCTGCATCAGCTCCGGTCCCAGCTCCCCGACGATCGACATACCGGGCCTGGCGTAGGTCGTCCCGGCCGCGTACTTGGCCGTCGGATCGAACCCGTAATGCCACATGAACAACGGGTCGTTCCACCCGCGCGCGCCGGAGCCCACGTGAATGCCGCCCGCCGCCGACTCCACGTTGACGCCGTTCAGGGTGCCCGCCGTGTGGCCGACCCCGGCACTGGTCACGCCGATCATGAACGGTGCCTTCGCGTTCTCCACCCACCCGGGCGCGGCCGTGGCACCGTCGAAGGACATCGTGGCCCACTGCCGGTGCGGCTGCATCCCCTGGATCACGGATTCAATCGCGGACATGAAGCCCGAGTTGTGCACCACCACCCCGTCGGCGATGAAGTTGTGAGCCCCTTCCACCTCGAGATCGTACGTGTCCTGTATCCCCTCACAGCTGACCTCGAGCACCCGGGTAACCGTGAAGTCGCCCGCGTCCATCCATGCGGCGACTCCGGGAAGACGCCTCAGCGCTGCCTCTCCGCGTCCCGTCCCGGGCCACACCGTGAAGCTGTGGAGGGGCAGTGCGTTCCTGACCCGGACACACTTGATAGTGATCGGCTTCGTCCGGTGGTTGGTGGACACGTTGGAGACCGGCTGACCCATCATGATGTGCAGGGCACGGACGTCCTCGAGCAGTTCACGGGATGCCGACGCGTATGTGCGCTCTCCGTGCTTGGCGGGGTTCTGCGGGTGGTGGCCGTCAGCGTCGCAGTACCCGTTCAGGAACGCCTGCCGGAGCTCTGCCACCCAGGTCCACACCGCGTCAGGGACACGCTTCTCCGGACCCGGTACCCGGAGACCCATGCCCTCGAGCATTCTGACCAGGGACACGCTCGAGGCGACCACACCGTGTTTGGCAGACGTAAAGCTGTTGATCCCCAGTGACGCGAACACCTGCTGTGCCCGAACGCTGTCGTCTCCGTACACGCATATCCGGATCGTGTTGTCCGTGAGGTATCCGTCCCCGATGAACAGCCCCAGGAGCCACGCAACGTCATCCGTTACGGGGGTTCCGTCGGGGAGGCGGGCGTCGTCAACGCTGTCGGGCCGCATCTCCCGGGGCTGGACAAGCAGGTCCCCGCGCTCGAGTTCGTCCAGCCGCGCCCATTCAACGCCGTACCGGGCCGGGGACTGCTCCCCGCGACGGCCGCCCCTGATGCGCCTCGCGGGCTCGACCTCCACCAGTTTCATGAACGGGTGGTTGGCCGACGCCGTGACGATCCGGTTACGGGTGCGGACCCGGTACACCTGCTGGGTCTCTGACTGCCATGCAGCCGTGACCGTCTGGACGGTCACCTTCCCGTCCACGTAGGAGAAGACCTCGTCTCCGGCAGCCACATCCTTGATCGGGGTTGCCCCATGGGGGCCATAAATCCTCACAGGTCCTGTTATACAGCAGTCCCAGGAGGGGTTCCCATTACCGCCCCACTGGTACGGCTTGCCGTTCTGCGTGCGTGCCCAGGCGAGTGCGGTCACGGAACTCCCGGTGCCGACCGGGCCGCCGCCGGACCCGGCCGGGGCGACGTCCTTGCCTTTCACCCACGACTCGATCGTGCTGACCATCTTGGTGGGGATGGCGTCCGCCAGCGTCTGGAGGTCGCCGGACGGGGTCACGGCGTTGATCGTCCCGATAGCTCCCTTGAGCATGGCGTTCAGCGCCGGGTCGATGACGTCGGCCACGCCACCGAGGACCACGTTCTTCAGCGCGTCCGCCGCGCTGCTGATCGCTCCGCCGATGCCCTTCACCACACCGGTGATCGTCCCCAGGACCCCGCCGCCGCTGGCGTAGTTGCCGGCCGCGTCCCCCAGCGTGCGCACCGGGGCACCGCCCATGACCGCGCTGCGCAGGGCCGCCACGGCGTTGTGGCCGCCGGCGGCGGCCACCTCCGCCGCCGTCCAGACGTGCTCCCCGTTCGACAGGGCTGCCATCACGGAGTCCGAGGTGGCCGTCCCCGGGCCGGAGACCGGGCCACCGGCCGCGAACGCGGGGAGCACGAAGGGCTGGAGCTTCGAGGCACCGAAGACCCCGGCGACGTCGTTCCACAGCGCCACGATGCCCTCGTTGTACACCACGTCCACGATCGCCTGGATAGGCGCGCGGACGATGTTCTTGATCGAGTTCCAGGCCGCCCCGATGGCGTTGACCCCGGCCGTGAAGGCACTGGGAATAGTCTTGGTGAAGAAGGTGCTGAGCGGGTTCCAGAAGGTCGTGAGGAAGAAGTTCAGCCCGGCGTTGAACACGGCCTGGAGCGCCGTCCAGAGCGCGCCCGCCGCCGTCTGGAGCGCCGACCAGACGGCCGTGGCCGCCGTCTTGATCAGGTTCCACGCCGTGGACCAGGCCGTCTCCAGCACGGAGAGGAAGGCGGAGAAAGCGGCCTTGATCGCGGTCCAGACCGCCGCCGCTGCCGTCTCCAGCGCCCCCCAGATCGCGGTACCGGCTGCCTTGACAGCATTCCAGGCCGTGTTCCAAACCGTCTCCACACCGGTCAGGAAGGTCTGGAACACGCTGGATATGGCTGTCCAGATCGCCTGTCCGACAGCCTTGATCGCATTCCAGGACGAAGAGAAGAAAGCGGAGAAGACGGACATGAACCCGTTGTAGATCGTCAGGAGAACGTCGGTGAACGCCTGCCAAGCAGCGGACATCACGTTCCATATGGCCTGGCCGGCGGCCTTGATCGCGTTCCAGGCGACGCCCCAGTTTCCGGTGAAGATCGCGAAGAACGTGGTGAAGATCGCTGTCACCACCGCCCACAGTGCGGACCAGGCAGCGGAGATCACGGACCAGACACCGGTGGCGATCGAGACGACCACCGACCACGCTGCTTTGAAGATCGCTGAGAAGGTCGCGTAGAAGACGTTCCATATCCCGGTGACCACAGACCACAGGATCGACCATGCGCCCGACAGCACCGACCAGGCCAGCTGCGCCACAGCACTGATCAGGGCCCAGAAAACCTTCCACTCCGCTGTCAGGACCGACACGAAGACGGTCCAGACGGCCTGGATCACAGCCCACACCGCTTGCCAGGCGTCCTGGAGTGCGGTCCAGACAGCTTGAGCTGACGTAGACACGTCCGTCCAGCCGGTGGTGAAGTCGGTCCCCCACACCGACCAGAAGTCATTCCAGATGTCCGTGAAGAACGTCCACAGGTCCTGCCACAGCTGTTGCAGGGACTGCCAGACGTCCTGTGCCGCGAGCTTCGCCTGAGGCCACACGGTGTCCCAGGACTTGAACACGGGGTCCATGACCCCGTGGTAGGCGTCGGACAGCCCGCCGACCGTGTCCGACCAGGCGCTCTGCATCCATCCCCAGACGTCGGAGGCCACCTGCTTGATCGTTCCCCAGATCGCGGACCAGTGCGCGGCCACGAAGATCAGTACACCGACCGGCCCCATCAGGATCAGCAGCAGTTGCCCCATGCCCTGGGTCAGGAAATTCCAGACATCCACGGCGGTGCCCTTGATCGCATTCCAGGTGGCCGCCCACGCGCTCTGCAACCAGCCCCAGACAGCGGAGGCCGCGTCCTTGATCGCGCCCCAGACCGTGGACCAGTACGACACCAGGAAGTAGATCCCGACCCCCAGCGCCACCAGCGCGGCCACCACGACAAGGACGGTCAGTGCCATCCCGGCAAAGAGGATCAGCAGTGGGCTGGTAGCCAGGGCCAGGGCGAAGGACACGGTGGCGGCTATGGCCCCGTAGAGGTTGAAGGCCAGCAGTGCGGCGTTCCACGCCAGGTAGGCGTATGCCAGGTCCTGGATCAGGGACGGGTTCAGCTTGGCGATCAGGTTGAGAAGGATCACCACCGCGCTGAGGGACAGGCCGCTCATGTTCTTGGCGGCCTTGAACAGGTTGAGCAGGGAGTCACCCAGTGACTTGGCGGACTGGATCAGGGCCGGTCCGTTCTGCTTCAGATAGGTCATGAAGTCGGAGAACCCGCCGCCGGAGGCCCACTTCTGGAAGTCCTCCGCCACGTCCTTGACCCAGCTGCCGAAGTCCACCCCCAGCGGGGCCGTGGCCCGCATACCGTCCCCGAGGGCTCCGAACAGCGCCCTGCCGGCCGCCTCCAGGTCGTACAGCACCGGGATGCCCACCGACTTCACGAACGCCAGGAAGGTGTCCAGACCGCCGCCGGTGACCCAGTTCTTGGTGGCCGTGGCGATCGACTGGACCACCGGTGCCAGGTCCACGATCACGGAACGGAGCTTGGGGATCGCGTCCGTGGCCGCCTGGACCATCGTCGTGGCCGGACCCAGGGTATAGCTCATGGTGCTGGTCACCAGGTCCTGCCAGGCACCCTTCATCGTGTCGATGCTCACGGCGAACTGCTGCTGGACCGGGGTGAGCCCGGCTATGGCTGCCTGGTGCTGCTTCTCCAGGGCGATGACCTTCGTCTCTTCCGCCCCGTACGCCTTCGTGCCGGCCGTCATGGTGCTGAGCTTGACCTGAGCGGCGTCCAGGGCGTTGCCGGTGGTGGTCACGGCCGATTTCGCACCGATCACTTCGGAGATGGCCGTCTCCATCACCCCGCCGAATATCCCGACGGCGGCCCCGGCCCCGATAAACGCGGTGCCCGCCGCCGCACCGATCCCCAGCAGCCCGGCACCGATGGGGACCAGTGCCGGACCGAGGCCGATGATGGCGGAACCGAAGAGGTCGACACCCTCCGTGAGGTTGCCCCACGCCTTGTTCTGGTCGTCCAGCTTGCTGTTCAGGGTCGCCATGCTGGCCTGGGCAGCGGTCACGCCCGCCGGGTTGTACGCCGAAACGATACTCAGGGTCAGGCTGGTGATCAGCGCCACGGCGTACCCTCCGATCAGTCGTCCGGCTCGTCATCGTCCGCCGTGTCCTGCGGCGGGCGGTCGTGCACTTCGTGGGGCCGCTTGTGGTGGGCCGGCTCCGGCATGGGGTTCCGTTCGAAGTTCGCGGCCCCGAACATCCGGCAGAGGTTCTGGGTCATCTCGTGCAGCTGTGCCAGCGTCTCCGCCTCCCACGACCCGTCCAGCGGACCGGCGTAGCGCTCGTACGCGGCCCACTGAGCCAGCTCACGGGAGGTATGGATCTCCAGCACCCGGCGCACCGGGACGCCCATCCTCAGTGCTAGCCGGCAGTAGAGCCCCCGTTCGGGTCGCCGGTGAAATCCTCGGTCATCTCCGCCACGTCCGCCTCCGACAGGCCGTTCATCTCGTTGCACTTGTTGAAGACGCGGCTGAGCCCCGCCGCCGACTTGTTGCCGAGCGCGCGCACGTCCGAATCGGAGAAGACCACCGCACCGATTTCGTCCACGATGCACAGCGCGGCCAGCCGGGCGCGGACGTTGACCACGCTGCCCTTGCGCTTCCCGTCCGGGGAGTTGGTCATCGACGCCTCGAAGGCGTCGCGCTCCTTCCCGGTCAGGCTCCGCAGCCGGACGCTGCCGCCCCACTCCGGGACCGGGATTACCTCGTACGTCCGGTCGTCCGCCTTGAGGATGTCGTCCCTGCCGAGCAGTACCGGTGCCTTGTCCAGTTCCATGGTCTGTTCCTCTCGCTGCGGATCGCTGCGGGTCGTAGGACGGGCCGGGGTGACCCGCAAGAGCCCCCGGCCCGTCCCGATCAGTTGTCGTCAGTCCCCGGCAGCCGCGTCGTGGACCTCTTGCGCCACGTCCTCCAGCACCTCGTGGAGTGCGTCTGCCAGATCTTCCTGGCCCTCTTCGAACGGTTTGGCGAACCACTCGCCGCCGGTCGTCTGGAGAACCCAGACGTGGCGGTTGCCGTAGACCGGGTGCCGCCACCCGTTGTCGGCGTCCAGGTAGGCCGGAAGGCTGGCCTCACCAGCCCGGTTCATGGACGCGGAGATGGTCACGCCGTCCCGGGTGATCCGGGTACCGACGCCCGCCGCCACCCGGGCACGGAGACCGGTGTGCTTGATCCCGTGAACGGCCAGGGCCATGACGTCTTCGCGCGACTTGTCCACCAGCGGCTTGACCGCCTCCACCAGGGCATCGCGCAGCCGTTCCGCCAGCGTCTCGTCTGTGATCCGGAGCGCGTCGATGGCGCGCCGGAAGTCCGCACCGGGGCTGACGGTCGTCCTGAGCGTGCCGGAGGCCATTACGCCGTGGCCCGCGCGATACCGGTCCGCTGGGTCGGGAAGGTGACCTGGGTCGTGCTCAGGTCGCCGACCTTGCCGGACAGGGGCTGGTACTCCAGCAGGATGCAGGTCGCGGTGAAGGACGGGTTCGCGGGACCGACGGCGCTTGCCGTCGGCTTGACGACGACGGTGAACTCGGTCTCGTTGTCGTAGAGCGGGAACAATGTCGCGTCCACCTCCGCCGCCGCGAAGTCCTGCTGGAAGGTGATCACGTACTTGTCGGAGCTGAGCCCGGCCACCTGCTCCGTGCCCTGGCCGCTGAAGTTCGTAGTGGTGATCGCGGCCTTGATCAGGTCGATCTCCACGGACTCGCAGTGGTCGGAGAAGTCCACGCCGTTCACGACGATGTCACAGTCACGAAGAACGATCTTGCCCATCAGGTGCCGCCTTCCTTGGCTTCGGCCACCGGGGGCCGCTCTGTGGCGGGCACGACGTGCCCGGCCTCGATCAGGTGACGCGCCTGCGCGTCGGTAACGGTCAGGACCACGTCCTGGCCCTTGTGCGCGCCGCCCACCCGCTTGGGACCCACGACCGTGAACAGCCGGTCGGTGGGCTGCTCCCGGGCCGCGCGGACCGGGCCACGGGGCCGTTGCGGCGGGGCCGGACGGTCCTGGACCGGCGCGGGTGCCGCGCGGCCCTTCCCGGTGGAGGTCTTCCGTACTTCGGTCACCTCGTGATCACCGCCATCGTCACCCCGGTCTGGCTGGACGTGGTGATCGTCGCCAGGTTGCCGTTCGTGGGGTCCTGGTACTCCTTCAGCAGCGGAATCCAGACCTCCGTGGGGGTCACGTTCCCGGCCGCGAGCGTGTACACCGTGTCCGGGTAGGCCACGCCCGTGGCCAGGGTTCCGGGGGTGATGGCGGTCACCGTGACGGAGCCGGAGGACGTGTTCACGTACCGGGCGAAGCTGGTCGGCGTGACGGCCATGGTGTCGGAGGCCGTGGCCGCTGTCAGGGCCGGGGCCGTCCCGGCGTTGACGATGGCCTGAGCGGTGCGGAGCGACATGGGTCCTACTTCCCTGGGGTGCGGACGGTGAGCTTGAGGACGGCCCCGACCTGCTGGATACCGGCCGTGACGAATTTTCCGCCGTACCCCTCGATCCCGGTGGCCATGGCGTCGGTGTCGTCGTCCAGCCCCAGGCCCGGGGTGTTGTAGAACGCCAGCCGCAGGCTCTGCGGCCCGTTCCCGGTGAGGTAGCTGTCCAGCAGGGTCTGTGCGCTGGTCGCCTCGTTGTCGGGGACCAGCACGTAGAGATCGAAGTACCACGTGTCCAGACCCCGGCCGAAGGCCCCGTCAAAGGTGGCCGACGGCTTCGGGGACGGCATGACGACCATGGCGGGGACCTGGTTGACGGACGGCACGTCCGCGTACACGGAGATGCCCGGGATGGCCCCGGTCACCACTGCGGCGATCCCGTCCCGGATGTCCTGGAGACTGGCCATGGTTACCCCTATCCGACTAGCACGGGTTCGCGGACATACCGGTCGAGCTTCGACATGGCCATCAGGTTGTCCTTCACCCGGATGGTGCCCCAGACGTCGGAGCCGGCCACGCCGAACGGCGCGTCCTTCACCTGGAAGGTGGCCCCGGCCATGATCTTGCACGCCTGCTTCACCGGGGAGGGCACGGCCGCCCACCCCCACTGAGCGGTCACCTGCACCCGGTGGTAGCCCATCAGGTACCGGTTGCCTATGTCGTTCGGCCCGGACCACCGCTGGTACCCGGTGATCCCGAACCAGTGGTTCCCGAGCGGGGCCGTGCGCAGCTGGTTGAACGCCCACCCGGGCTGACCGTCCGTGATGCCGTTCCGGGGGAACAGCTCGTAGTCGGTCGGGTCCCAGGTGATCTCGTAGGTGGCACCGGTCTGGACCACCAGGCTGTCAGCGGTCCAGAAGTCGTCCACGTCGCAGTATCGCGGCCCCTCCGCGTCGTAGATCCTCGGGGAGGCCACGGTGTCCTGGTTGAACTGCCGGTTCGTGTACTTTTCGATCTCCCGGCTGGCGGAGTCCAGGGCGTCGCTGAGCTGGTCGTCCCACTGGCTTGTCGTGATCGACAGGTACGCCTTCAGTTCGTCCAGCGTCACGTACGGGTCCAGGTCCGCGATAGCCATTACGCCAGCCACCCGCCCACGGAGTAGGTGGAGGTCACGGCGTCCAGGTGGGTCACGGCCACCTGGAAGATCGGTGGGACGTAGTCCTGAGCGGTCAAGTTGGTGACCTTCGGCACCAGCGGACCGACCCGCAGGACCGTCGTCGCCACCCCGCCGGACGCGAGTCCGAGCGTGGCGGAGGTCAGGACCGTCCAGGTCTTGCCGGAGACCTCATCCAACCCCATCACGGTCACGGTGAAGCCGAGCACGCCGGCTACCGTGCAGTCCACGACCAGCACCAGGCCGTCGTAGTCCGACCGGCGGCCGACGATGTGGAACTGCTGGGTGTCCGGGCTGGCGGTCCGGGCGGCCGATGCGAAGACGGAGAAGCTGCCTTCCGGCTGCGCTGAGATGTCCTGCTGCGCATCGACCGTCATGTCAGCTCCCCGCGTCCTTGCGCGGACGGCCCGGCCCGCGCTTGACCGGAGCTTCCTCCGCCGTCACGTCCGCCTCCGCCGCCGGGGCGGTGTACCGCGCCGCCGGGTCCGGCTGCTTCGGCTGGACCCGGGCGTCCTCCATGTCGAACTGGACGTCCAGTTCCTGGAAGAGGTGACTGGCGTACGCCAGCAGGGCGTGACCCTCCCGGACCCTGGTGGTCCCGGCAATGATCGCTTCCTGCTTGCCGTCCACCCAGGCCACACCGCTGGTCCGGGCCACGTAGATCTTGCCTTCGTCGCTCATGCGTCTGTCCTTCCCCTGATCGCCTCTGTACTGCGGAGACTACTTGGCGACCAGGACCCGGAAGGCGTTCGAGTCGAGCACGGCCGAACCGTTGCGCCAGATGGCGAACAGGCCGCGCTGCCCGGTCGGGAAGTTGTTCGCGGTCCCGAACAGGTGCGGGATCAGTTCCACGCTCATGCCGATGCGGTCCACGATCAGGAACTTCTGGAAGTCCCCGAAGATCGCCAGCTTGGTCGTGGTGACCAGGCCGGTCGCGTTGGGCATGGTCGATGCCTCGTAGACCGGGTACCCGGCCAGTTCCGAGGGACGGCCGCCACCCAGCTGGGTCCACAGCGCGGCACCGCCGTAGATGTCGATGGAGCGCACGAGGTTGTAGAACGCCTTCTGCGCGAGCCACGCCGCGTTCGGCTCATGGCGCGGGGGCAGCGCGTTGACCGGCAGGAACAGGTCCGCCAGCACCAGCGTCAGCGTGGTACCGGTGTTGATCGTGTTGGTCGCGCCGACCAATACGCCCTGCGGGTTGGGCGGGGTGTTGTTGCCCGTCACGAAGGCCGTGGCCTCCTCGACGTTCTTGCCCTCCTGGAGCATCAGACCCAGCTCTTCCTGGATCTGGGTCCAGTCCTGCTCGATCTCGAAGCTGAACGGGATGAACGCCTGGACCCGGCTGGGGGTCACCGAAGGCTGCGCCAGGGTCGGGCTGTTGTCGGACGCCTCAGCGGCCTCCGCCGCACGGCTGACGGTCACGCCCGCCGACGTCACGCCCTCCCAGGTGGTCCGCACCGTCTGGACGACGCGCGCGATCTGCCGGATGGGGTTGACCACGGACGCGTTGGTGAGGATCACCGTCGGGTCCAGGTCGAACGGGACGGCGTAGTCACCGGTCGCACCCGCACCGGCCGCGAGCGACGCGCGCTCCTCATTGGTCAGGGTGTTGGTGCCGCCCGAGAGCGCCACCTTCCCGAAGGCGCGGGAGTAGATCGGCGAGCCGGTCACCAGGATGCGGCGGGCCAGCGTGCCCTCCTTGTCGTCCACGCGCTTCAGCAGCCGCTCCACGGCCGACTGGGCGTCACCGACGTTGGCGGCCGGGGCGTAGGTACCGCGCTCCACCGCGCGGAGTGCGTTCTCCCGCAGGCTGTCCCGGTAGTCGTCCATGGACCGGGCATCGCGGCGGAGCGCGGCCAGGTCGTAGATGTTCTCCTGCGCACGCCGCTGGCCGCCGGTGCCCGCGCCGCCGGTGGGGGCGGTGAAGCCGGTGCCGTTCTCGGTACTGCCGGCACCGGCCAGCTTGGCGATCAGGGCCTTGCGGGCGTTCGCGGACCGGATGGCCTGGTCATGGTCCTCGTGCTCGGACGCCAGACGCTCCATCTCCGCCTGCTGCTCCGCCGGGAGCGAGCCGCCCGCGTACTCGGTGTCCAGCTCCGTGATCCGCGCGCGGATCTCTTCCTGCCGGGCCTGGCGCTCTTCCACCGTCATGGCGAAATCGGACACGTTCGTGCCTCTCTGCTGGTTCGCTGGGTTGCCTTCACCCGCAGAGTGCACGTCGTGCGGCTCTTCGGTCCCTTCGGACGCGGCCCCGGCTGGCGGGGTGCTGGTCGTGCTGGTCGCGGCCCCGGCCGGCGGGGTGCTGTTGCTCTGGTCGTCCGAGATCTCGATCCCGAACTTCGTGCAGGCTGCCTTGATCTTACTCTTGACCTTCGCCAGGTTCTCCGCGCTGTACATGCCCGCGTTCTTCGCCTGATTGATGTAGGACCAGGCTGCCTGAGCGTGAGCCTTGGTGTCCAGGGGGTAGCGCTTCTTGCCGTCGTCCTGGTACCCGGGGTCCGCGTAGTCCACGTCGCCGAACGGCTTCGCCGGATCGGCCATCCGGTCGCCCCCGGCCACGGGCTGGCCCTCCACGTCCGTGGACACGTTGAACTTCGCGCACGCGGCCTTGATCGCTGCCTTGACCTTCGCCATGTCAGCCGGGCTGTACAGGTCGGGCGCGTCCGGGTGATTGATGAACGCCCACGACAGCTGCGCGTGCGCGGCCGTGTCGATCGGGTAGCGCTTCTTACCGTCCTTCTGGTACCCGGTGTCCGCGCAGGTCACCCCGGCCCACGGGTTGCCGCTCTCCGCCGCCGGGTCGTCCGCGTCCGGGTCGTCGGGGTCGGCCACCGGCGCGGTCGTGGCGGACCGCAGCTCCCGCACGCTGCGCAGTGCGTCCGCGTACTGCTCCGGACGACGGCTGCGCAGTGCGGCGTAGTAGTCGTCCGTGGTGGAGCGCAGCCCGGCCGTGGCCGCTCCGTTCGCCGGGAACATGGTCGGACCGAATTCCATCACGCGCGCCTCACGGATGGTGCGCTCCGGCAGGCCGTCCGGGTTGGCGTCGCTGCGCGTCGGCGCGTCGTCCCAGTCGTCCAGGACCACCTGGAACCGGAATGACGACCCGTACGCGCCCGCCTCCAGCGCCGGGACCAGGTCCCGGACGTACGAGGTGTCCAGCAGCTGGACATCGTAGGCCGGGCCGTTGCTGTCCTCTTCGATCCGCAGCGGGATTCCGATCGGCTTGTCCGCCACCTGGGGGTCGTGGCCGTGCTCCAGCAGCACCTTGATTCCCTGAGCGGGATTCTTCCGGCTGGCGTTGTCGCTGAGCGTTTTCTTGAACGCTCCCGGGGCGACCTTCTCCAGGAACCGCCCTTCCCAGGCGGAGTCGATCGGGTAGAAATCCCCGAAGGTGGAGAAGTGGCCGGACATGATCGGCATACCGGAGCTGGGAGCGGTGCCGTCCGGCGCGACGCCGCGCAGTTCCACGGCCTCCGCTGTCTGGGTCCGGCACACGGGGATCGTGAGGCGGACCGGCGCTCCCCCGATCGGTTCGATGTCAGCGGGCATGTCAGTTCCCTTCCGGGGGCGGAGGCGGTGTGGCCGGGGCTGCGGGTCCGGTCGGTGTCGGGGTTCCCGGCGGGAGCGCGGGAGCGCCCTGGCCGATGGGCAGGGCCGGCGTGCCGCCTTCGCCCGGTGGGAGCGGGAGCACGTCCGGCGCGGACGTCGGGGTGCCGGGCGGGTTCAGCTGGACGGACACGAGACCGGTGTGCTCCAGCAGGGTCCAGTCCTGCGCGGTGATCGCTGCCACGATCGAGTCCGGCTCGTACCCGGCGGAGATCAGCGTACTGATCGTGGCCGCCTCCGTGGTCTGGATCTGGGCCAGCACCTGGCGGTCCGTGCGCAGGAACGCAATGTCCCGGTCGTCGTACCACAGCCGTGCGTTCGGCTGGGACGGCACCAGGGACTGGTACGAGGCCGCCAGGGAGCGCCACAGCGGCCGGAGCGTGCCGTCCCCGAAGGCGGAGCGGGCCGTGGAGAAGTTCGCGCCGTTCAGGCCCGGCCCCTTCAGCGCTTCGGAGAGTCCGAGGATCACCGGGTGCACGCCCGCCGCCGCCGCGATGCGCACCTCGCCCGCACCCTGGGTGACCGCGAAGTCCATCTGCTGCATGTTCGTCCCGAGCACCGTCACATCCGCGCCGCCACCCAGGTACAGGGTCTTGTAGGCGTTCTCGGTGCCGGTGTGGGAGGTCTCCATCTTCTGTATGAAGTCCTTGAACTGCTCTTTCGTGACTGTGTCCTTGAAAGAGACGGCCATGTTGGGCGTCGCCGCGTTCGCGAAGAAATTCGCCTTGTGCGCCGTGGCCGCCTTGTCGGACTGGATCTCCCGGAGCACCGGCGTCAGCCACGACATGCCCCGGTACTGGGCTTCGGGGTCCGGGACGGGCGACCAGTGCGCCACTTCCTCCGGCATGTACACCTTGGCGACACCGGCGTTGTAGCCGATGCCGCCGGGCCAGTACATGTACCCCACCACGTCCGACTGGACGGCCTGGGACGGCGGGGCGCTCAGCACGATCTGGACCCAGTCCGGCCGCAGCCGCCGCAGCCGCTTCGGCTCCCGGGCCACGAAGTGGTTCCCGGCCAGGTCGATGTCCTGGAGTGCGCGGGTGAGCAGCTCCCCGGTGGTGCCGTTCGGCCAGGGGTTCTCCAGGATGGACAGGTCCGGGGTGCCGAACAGGTCGCCCGGACGGCCGTTGCGGATCTTCTGGTACTGGAACCGCATGTCGGAGAAGACCGACGCCCGCGCCTGGACACAGGCGAAGACGATCCCAGAGGACTTGTACAGGGAGTTGACGTACCCGATGAACGAGTTCTCCGCCGACTCCGTGTCGATCGTCGTGGACGTCCCGGTCAGGTTGTAGGCCAAACCGTTGTACGTGAACATGCCCATCCAGTCAGCCATGCTGACGTCGGGAAAGTTCCGTTCCTCGGTGCGGCCACGGGCCAGGGAGCGCCACAGCTTGGTCATGCGTCACTCCCCTTGCCCACTGGTCCCGCGCCGTCGGTCACGTCGGAGAAGAGCGCATACGCCAGCAGCGCCGCGCCTGTCCCCGTCATCCCCCACGGCCCGAATATCCAGGTGAGCCCTGCTGCGATCATACCGACCGCCAGCAACATGACCAGAAGTCCTTCACGACGCGTCACGGACGGCCGCCTCTCCGTCGTCGTAGATAGGTCACATGACCACCACCCAGGGTGCTACCGGCTCCGGCTCGCTGCCCTTCTCCTGGAGCCCCCACACCGCCAGCGTGGCCGCCACCAGCGGAGAGATGTCCGTGGCCGCACCGACCTTGTCCCAGGCCCACAGCTCCGCCAGCTTGCGCCGATCGGCCCCGGCCACGGCAGCGGTCAGCGGCACCTGGTCCAGGTGGGCGAGCATCGGTGCCTGTCCCGGCACCGGGACCACGGCCCCGCCGAACCACCCGCATGCCTGCGCGAACTGCCGCCCGGTCGGGGACGTCACCTCCACCTGGTGGTCCTCCAGTGACTTGATCAGGGAACCGGCCTGGGACGCCTTGTCGATCACCACGGCGCACGGCTTCCAGCGCTCCACCAGCTCCAGCAGCCGGGGCACCACCCAGCGGTCCCCGCTCCGGTGGTCCAGGACGTCGGCAGAGGTGATCTCCACATGCGTCATGCCGTCCTCGTTCAGCGCGGCCACGGTGATGCACGCCATCTTCCGGTCCGGGGTCATGTCGATCCCGAAGGCGACCGGGCCGACCGGACTGGACAGCACGTCACGGCACGCCTTCCAGGACTCCTGGTCGATCACCCGCCAGCTGTCGCCCTCCACCGGCCAGTCCCCGACCCCGAGCCGCTCCCGGGCGAATTCCTCGCCGGACATGGTCCGCCGCTCGGATTCGATGTGCTCCACCGACTTCTCCGGCGAGAGCACCCCGCCGATGCGGATGCCGAAGCCCGGGTTCGCCCGCGCGTAGGCGCGCACGAGGCGCACCTTCTGGCGCTCCGCCTGCTCCGTGTCCATGTCCGGGGTGACGATCAGCTTCTGCGGGTCGTGCGCGTAGCAGGGCTTCGGGCAGAAAGCGGTGCACCAGTCGATGGACCACTCCATGAAGCACAGTCGGGGATCGCTCCCGGCCACGCCGCGCGCGCGGACGCGCCCCAGCGCCGTGGACTCCCGGGTGCCGGCGGACCCGGTGTACCAGACCTGCGGGTTGGGCACCGCCGACAGGGTGGGGAGGATCGCGCCGACCGTGCTGTCCACCAGCGCCATGGCTTCGTCCAGAATCAGGCAGTCGCAGGTGAACCCGCGCCCGCCGCCCTTCGTCCGGGTCCGGAACCGCAGCCGGCGGAGCGCCCCGTCCCGGTACACCTCGATCCCCTCGTCACCGTGGGAGCGCGAGACGCGGGAGACCTTCCGGTCCAGGTCCGGCGTGGACTCGATCAGCCCCAGGACCCGGTTGAAGTGCTCAAGCGACGTGTCGAACTGGTGGGCGCTGTGAATGCACAGCTCTTCGTCCAGCAGGTACAGGGACGCCAGCTCCCGCGCCTCCAGGACGCAGCCCTTGCCGTTCTGGCGGCTGACCACCAACCCGACCTCGAAGGCCGACCAGGTGCCGTCCGGCCGCATCCCCATGGCTTCGTCCAGGACGAAGGTCTCCCACGGGTCCATCACCAGTCCGGCGATGCCGGCCAGCTCCACCGCATCGGCCCCGGCGCTGGACAGGTGCTCCGGCACCGAGACGATGCGCGGGCGCTGGTCCCCGGTGAGCGGGAGCAGGTGCGGGGGAAGGAACGGGCTCATTCGCTGTGCCGTTCATGGCCGGTGCGCCGCCGGGTGCTCTGCCGCCGGGGCGCGCTCTTGCCGCCGCCGACGCGCTTCGCGGCCAGTTCGTCGTACGCCGACCGCTCGCCGTCGGCCGGGAGGCTGTTCAGTTCGTCCAGGATCTTGGTCAGCCGCAGCACCAGGGAGGACATGTCCACCCCGGCCGTGGCCGTGCTGATCATGTCGGCCACCCGGTCGCGCAGTGCCTCCAGCTGCTGCCGCCGGGTGCCGGTGGCGATGATCGTGCAGAACTCCGCCGGGGTCAGCCTCTTTATCGTCACGGTGACGTCACCAGGTCCTTCGTCGCGGTCGTGGTCCGGTCCTCCGCCGCCACGGTGGTGGTGCGGTCCTCCGCCGCCACGTACGTGGTCCGGTCCTCCGGGGTGACCACCGAGACCCGTGGACCGACCACCCGGGTCTCACTGACGGAGTCCAGGGACGGGGCGAGCGCCGCCGCGTAGGCGATTCCGTAGACCGTCGCCGTGGCCTGGGACGTCATGGTGGCGGCGGGCAGTTGCGCGACGAAGACGCCGGGGGCGTTCACGAAGCCGGTCAGCTTGGTGAAGCTCTCCAGGCCGGTGCCGGGATCGATCAGCGCACCGGTGACCTTGACCGTGGCCGGCAAGGTGGTGTACGCCTTCAGCGCGCCGTCGTCGGGATCATTCAGCGCCCCGAGGACGGTGACAGCCGCCTGGCCGGTCATCACCGGCTTCAGCGCGCCGTCGTCGGGATCGAGCATCGCACCGGTGACGGTGGCCGTGGCCTGGGACGTCACCACCGGCTTCAGCGCGCCGTCGTCGGGATCGATCAGCGTACCGGTGACCGTGACCGTGGTCTGGCCGGTGGTGGACGACTCCAGGCCGGTCCCGGGGTCGTGCAGGACCCCGGTGGTGGACACCGTGGCGCTGGAGGTCATGGAGACGTCCAGGGAACTGTCCACCGGGTCGTTCATCGCACCGAGGACATCGACCTCACCGGCCGTGGTGCAGTCGGCCTGGAGGGCGTCCGCCGCCAGGAAGTCGGTCACGTGGACTTCGAAGAACGCACCGGCCGCCGGGGCTTCGGCCAGCAGGTCCAGTTCCAGGTACCCGGTTACGTACGTGTACGGCGCGAAGTTCTCCGCGTCCAGGTCCGCGCCGATGACCGTGGCCGTGGCGGAGGCCGTGGTGAACGGTTCCAGGCCGGTGCCGGGATCGTTCAGGGCTCCGGTGACCGTGGCCGTGGCCGCCGTCGTGGTGAACGACTCCAGGCCGGTGCCGGGATCATTCAGCGCACCGGTGACCTTGACCGTGGTCTGGCCGGTGGTGAACGACTCCAGACCGGTGCCGGGATCGAGCATCGCACCGGTGACCGTCACGGTTGCGCTGGAGGTCATCGTGACGCACAGGGAGCTGTCCGCCGGATTGTTCAGCGCACCGAGGACCGTGACGGCCACCTGGCCGGTGGTGAACGATTCCAGACCGGTGCCGGGATCGTTCAGCGCACCGGTGACCGGGACAGCCGGAATGACCGGGACGTCGATGACCGGGCGGTTCGGGAACCCGCGTCCTAGCCTGGCCACACTTCACCGCCTTCCGGCCGCAGGGACTACCGGATCAGCAGAGTTCGAAGCAGACGTAGCAGAGCACGTTGGCCGTGACGCCCGTCTTGATCCTCAGCTGGAGGAACTTGGACGGTGCCACGACGAAGTCCCGGCCCAACGGGAACTGCTTCTCATAGTGCTCCGCCGGGTCCAGCCCGCAGGCCGCGAACTGGCGATCCGTGGTCGTGGTCGTGATCCCGGTGACGCCGTACCCACACGTGGTGGTGGACATGGTCAGTGGACAGGCCGTGGTGTCGTCCCCGGTCGGGGTGATCGTGGAGGTGCTGTGCGCGCTCGTACAGGAGGTCGCTGTTGCCGCCTGGGCAAGCGTCGCCAGAGTCTTGGCCCCTCCGGCAGCACCGAACCCACAGACACCCCATTCGATGATCCGCAGTCGCCCCGTGGACGGGGTGGCGATCTGTATAGCCACGACGGCCGTACCCGAGGTGATAGACGTGCCGGATGCCATCACCCCGGTGGTGGCGTCCACCAGGCCGTTGTACGCCATGTACTGAGCGCTCATGGGTCACGACCCCGCGTACACGAGTGCGTCGTTCAGGTCCGCTTCCGCGTCCCAGACCAGGTAGATGTCCACACTGATCGGAGAGCCACCCGTCAGCGTGTAGTAGATCGGCAACTGGCGGACACCGCCCCACGCACGTACCGGGTCCGCGTTTCCGTCACCGATCCCACTGATACCATTCACGGTCAGTTTGAACAGCTGGCTGTCCGCCGGATCGGTCGTCACCACCGTGGACAGGAAAGGGACGGGGATGCTGTCGGTGGCTTCGGTGAACACGGACTCCGCAGGTATATCAAGGGTCCGCAATCCACTGGTGTCGATCGTCACCGTTCCGTACAGAATTCCAGACGACATGACTGCTACCTCTCTTCTACGCCGAAGCGCCGTAGGCCAGGACGTACCCGGCGTCTCCGTTGGCTCCGGCGGGGATCGTAATGACGTTCCCGGACACGGATACGCTGAGCCCGGCCACGACCGTGGTCCCCAGCAGGACCGCCCGCTTCAGCACGTTGAACTGCTGGCTGGTGTCAAAGGTATCCCCGGCGGTGACCCCGTCCAGGGCGTAGAGCACCGTCCGGGCGGACGCGTTGTCCGACCACATTTGCTTCACGCGGGTGCCGTCCAGTACGGCCATTGATCCACTCCCTACCACGACGCGGCCCGGTTGACCGCTTGATTGATACTGCAGGTGTTCGGCGGCCCCGCACCCGAGGACGGGGTGTACGGCGGTCCGAAGTAGAGTTCATCGACCCAGAAGACCTGGCCCGACGTAGCGTTCAGCATGACCGGCTGGGGCACCGCCGCGTTGGTCGTGGCCGGGGCCACGCCGGAGGTGGTGATGAACGTCCAGGCGTTCGGGGTGAGCGGCAAATTCGTGACCTGGTAGTAATTTTTGTAGGTGGCACCGACGTACCAGTCCACCTCCGCGCCGCCGGTCACACCGGATGACGTCGTGTACACGTAGTAGGACAGCTGGTACGTCTGCCCGGCCGTGATCGCCGGCTTCGTGCCGCCGAAGGTGACCGCCACCAGTCCCGTGGCCGTGGCCGTGCACTTCATGGAGTGCGTGCCGTCGATGGCACGGGTGGTGTCCTGGACCAGGGTCAGGTTCGTGCCGGTGCCGGCCCAGTTGCCCAGGCTGGTCTCTACCGATTCGTCGTTGTAGACGAACAGGTTGCCCGCCAGTCCCGCCATAACTCACCGCCTCCCTGTCGACTCCGGCATGGTGAGTGTCTCCTCAGTCGGCGATGGGTTCGGCAGAGATGTTGACGGACCCGCAGTCCAGGCACCGGTGGACGACGCCCTTCCCATGGCGACCGGTCCGGAGCTGGAGGTTCTCCGGACGGTTGTCCAGAGTGTCGCCATTGATGTGGTGAACCGTCTCGTACGACTCTAGCGGCCTACCGATCATCTGCTCCATGACCTCGCGATGCTCCGCTACCGCAACCCCGTTGCGCTTGAACTTCCGGTAGCCTCCGACGACGGCCCCCGAGCCGTCAGGGGCACGTGACGATTCAACCGCCCCGGGGTCGCCGAACTGCCTCCACCGCTCATAGTGCATCTTGCAGTAATCCCGAGCGGTAGACCGCTTACTGCACCCGTTCACTTGACACGTTTTCTGCTTCGCGGCGTCTGTGGGGTTTACGCGGCACCATGCCTGGTAGTGCTTTCCGCACATTCCCCGGGTGAGCGACGACTGGCCGCACCCCTCCATGGAGCAGACCGCCCCGGGAAACTCACCGCGGTATTTGGCAGCGGCGTAATGACTCCGGCAATACCCCCGAACCTGGGAGTCTTTGTCGCAATCCGGATGGGCACACGACTCCCGTGTAACCTTTCGCGCCGGAATGGATGCGCGGGGGCTCCCGTGCTTTTTCTGCCGCTCATAGTGCATAGCACACAGCCCCTTGGATCTGTGCGGCAACCCACAGCCCTCCACCTCGCACACAGTGCGCCCCACCCGACGAAGTGGAACACCTGCCTGTACATCACCATCCTTGCGAAGGCGCTGATAGTGCGCCTGGCACAGACCATTGCCGAAGTTGCCTCGATCGCACCCGTCCACGGTGCACGGACCGCCCCGGGTGGTGGTGACCGGCATGTCCGAATGCACCGATCCACGAAGGTGACGCTGGTAGTGCGCAGCGCACATGTTGCGAGCGTAGGGAGCCCTCACGCACCCGTCCACCGTGCACACATCCTCTCGCGGGGCCATCAGAGCGCCTTCACGCTCAACGCCCCCGGACTTGCGCCATGCCTGGTAGTGCTTGGCGCACATGCCCCGAACTTTCACGGGTGCAGTGCAACTATCGATCAAACAATTTGATTTCATGTACCAAGGTTACCATGCCAGGAGGACTCACGTACCGTCGGGCATGGTGAAACTCCCGGAAGTTATACTCACGGCAACCCCATTGCTGATCGTTGTCGTGTTCAGTTCAAGTGCCCCGCCGCCGCCGGTCGCGGTCACGGTGCCATCGAAGCAGATCGCGGTACCCGTGGAGTCGGACGCCCGGAAGAACGTGGCGGTCCCCGCCGCCACACCCGTGGTGGCGATAGGCGTCCCCTGGAGCGTGGCCACGCCCGCCGACGGGGTTCCGAACGAGGGCTTGGACAGGGTGAAGGTCGCCAGCAGGGTGTTGCCGGACAGGGCCGTGTTCGCGTTGACCGGCTGGGTGCCGGTGTAGAGCTTGATCAGGCCGTCACCGGAACCGGCGTCCAGGAAGGTGGTCGCCTGGTTGCACATGCCGTTCCGCTGAGCAGTTGCGAGGTGAATGACAGCCATGAAATCACTCCTGTGGGGGTTCGGCAGGGACGGCCGGAGCCGGTGGCACGATCACTACGGACAGCGTACGCACGGTGCACGCGAGATCCTGGGTGTCAGGATCAAGATAGCGCCGCCCGTGGCCGTCCCGCAGCACTGCGGTGAGCCGGACGCGGTCCGGGAGGATCTCGATCCGCAGGGTCTCGTTCATCGGCACGCCGGCCCGTGCGCAGATATCGGTGACGGCGTCCGTCAGGTCCAGCGGGGCTATCGGCCCCGCCGTGTCGTCCCCAGGGGTCATGGTGTCCGGTTCCGTGGTCAGGGTCATCGGTTCTGCACCCGGATCGTGATCGTCCGCTCATCCGTGCGGCCCTGGCTGGTGGTGACCCGGTTCGCCAGCGTGTACGGGATGCCGGGCGTCCCGCCCGACAGCCACGCCACGGTGGACGTGGCGCTGAAGCCACTGCTGTTCAGGACCAGCCCGGCGGAGACGGTCATCACGGAGGTGGTGATGTTCTCCCCGTCGGCCAGCCACTGGGACCAGTCGAACGGCCAGTCCAGGACCGCGTCCGGGTCCTTGAGCCAGTCAATGGCAGGCGTCGTCATGGTCAAACGGTACCGTGCGCCGCTCCGGTTACCATGGCCCCGGACCGCAGGAAGGGAAACCGATGGTCATGTGGGCATTCACCGTAGCCGCTGCTGCCGTGGCGAGGCCGCTCCGGCGCGTCCGGAGGACCGGGCGGTGATCCTGTTCTGGATAGCGGCTGCGCTGGTCACCGTGGCGCTGTGCTTCAAGCGGACCCATGGGGCGCTCCTGCTGGCCGTCGGCCTGGCCTTCGTCGTCGGGACCTACGTCGGGCACAGCCCCGACCTGGGTCCTCCCGTGTACCTGTTCTTCCGCAGCACCGTGCAGAGCGTCTTCCACTGACCTCACGGCCCCGTGTCCGGGGAGCCGCCGATTCCGGGCGGGCGGGTCACGAACTGCCGCCATCCGTGCTCCGCCAGCTGCTCGGTCACGCCACCGAGGACAAGGGACACGATCAGCGCCACGGTGACGACGGCCTTGTCCCGGGCACGGGTCTGCCGCTTGGTCGGCCGGGCGTGACGGCCGCTAGTCATTGGACGGGTGGGTACTGAGGGCGTTCAGCCCCCGGTTGAAGAGGGTCGAGACCAGCTCCCCGTAGCCGTACAGGAACGCGGCCAGCAGGACCAGGCCGACGGCCCACAGCACGACGTCCCGGCCGCCGCGCTCCCTGCGGACGGACACCGCCCACCCGCTGACGGCGGGGACGCGCAGCAGCGCCAGCGGGGCGGATGCCGAGAGCGCGTCGTAGAAGATGCTGCCGCCGATGGCCCCGAACCCGAACAGCAGCGCCAGGTGGAGGAGGATCAGTGCCCAGACCACGTACGTGGTGCGCTGGACGGCCTTCCAGTACCTGCCCAGCCGCTGCTGTGCCCGATGGCTGGCCGTGGCCGCCAGCACCGACGACAGCAGCACGGCCAGCATCCCGACGGCCAGGAAGGTGTGGCCGGCCACGCGGGTAAGGAAGCCGCCGGGGAAGTCGGAGCCGGACACGATCGAGGCAATCACCAGGTCGGTGAGCGCGTTCGCGAAGAAGACCACGCCGAACCACCACCGGAGCGGGACGAACCAGCGCTTCCCGGTGAGCGCGGCCAGCGGCGTGACCGCCAGCATGGACAGGAAGATCAGCAGGGAGCCCGTCCCCAGCACGTCGGCGTTGGAGACGGACAGTCCGGCGAAGTCCCCGGTGACGATCTCCCGGGACTCCATGGCCAGGGGGAGCAGGGCGAGTGCCCCGGCGGTGTACACGGCAATCCGGTTACGGGTCGGAGCCCTGCGGAGCTGGTTGGCGTGCTGGCTCATGCGGGAGAGGCTACGCGACACCGGAAGGGTAATTCACCTCCGAAATGGCCGAATTTGACCCGTCTAATTCGGGTTTTACCCTATTTCCGGCTATTTTTAGGGAATTCCAGCCATTAAAACGGGTTTTCGGCCCTCCGACCAGTCCCAGAACGCCTGCATAAGCGCTGGTCAGGCCATCCGGACCGCCCGGCGTCTGCATAGCCCCATGCACGGCGAACGGCACTCGGAGTGAATACATATCCGGGTTTTCGGCCCAAGATCGTATATTCACGTAGTATGCAGTGGATCATGTGCATAAATCGCTGCATAATTTCATGGATAGCGACGTGAGCAGATTAGCGGCATAGTGGATCTTGAAACCGCAACGCTCTGACCTGCGACGATGCAGACCACACGTGCTCTGACCTGCGGTTTTGTCGAGATTATCGCGTGATCATGCCTCTGACCTGCGGTTTTCTCAAGATTTTATAGAGAGAAAAATGGTTCATA